ATGGCAATCCCGCTTCATACTTTTGAGCCGACTGGCGACCCCATCGTCGACGATTTCAACTTCTTCCGTGTCGGAGCCAACGACTTTTCCTATGACGGCTGGTTCACAGCGAACGCGCATGTTCTGCTGCACACCGGCGAGGAAATCATCAGAGACGCCGAGCCATATACTCGTGGTGATGGTCCAAATTGCTGGGGAATCTATGTTCTCATTTCCAACAATGAAATCGCGTATGTCGGCAGAGCCATGAGAATATACGAGCGGCTAATGGCGCATCAGCGTAGCGGAAAGGTTTTCGATCGATACTGGTGTGTTGGCGGGATTCCCTATGACTGGCTTGGCAGCGTAGAGGATCATTACGTTCGCCGCTTAAAACCGTATCTCAACGCCATGAAGACATCGGGGAATATCATTCTGGAGAGAATTGCCAAGAAGGCGCTATCCGAGGCGGCATAAATCGGTTCGCCGCAATTCCTAAAAGCTCTCCGCCCACCGCCCGACTGTTTTGGCGTATCGTACTGTACATCCATACAGCATTTGCGAGGCCGCGATGGGCCTGTTCGAAAACGACGGGGCGGAGCACGCCTGCTGGAAATGTGAGCACTGGGGCGGCAACTTAGAAGGCACTTCGCACGCGCGCTGTGAGCGCGGCGGGAGCGTCCAAGTGATCGCGCGAGCCGAGTTCGGCTGTGCGTTCTGGGTCCGAGCGACAGGAAGTGACGATGACGAAGACGTGCCGGGATCGAACAATGCTCAGCCTCCGACAAGGAGGCGACCATGAAACCGAAAACGTTTATCGAGCAAGCCGAGCGTGAAGCCAAGCTCGTCGACGCGCTGCTGCTCGCACGCTACACACTGGCGATTCACAACGGGAAACTGTGCACCGCTGAACGCGAGACCTGGGAGATGAATTTCCGTGCTGAGTTAATACGGATTGATGCGGCGCTTCAGATGGCCGGAATAGACACCACCCAGCCGATGCATCCCCCTTTCAGGTATGACGAGGATGATTGATGCGTCTGACCTGAATCGAGCGCTCGAAGGATGCGCCGCCGCTCCCGCGGGCGCTTGCGATTCGCCCGAAAGGTACTAGACTGTTCTTGAGCGCATTTGCAATGGTGTGCTCTCCTTGTACAACTCCTCTGCACCGCCGCCTGCAAGCGGCGGTCTTTTTGTTGTTGTCACTGGTCCCTGCATCGCGCGCACGAACGTCCTAGAACTGAACTGTTCGTCAGTCGGCCTGGCCAACGACGCCGACAGGGTTCAGCCGCGCGTGGTCGCCATGAAGTTCTATCGCTGCCTTGTTGTAGGCGTGTGATGCCTCATCGAGCGTATCGAACGTCCCGATGTAGACGCGCCGCGAGCGACGCCGCTCTGTCACGTAGATGTATGCCTCGAAGCGCAGACCACGCGCCGTCTCACGGCGGCAGACACCCACGCGCTCCAGCGGGTTGACGGTCCGGGATAGACGGTCCATATGGAGGGCCATTAGTGTTGTAAACTAATGCACCATACATGTGCAGCGGCTGCCGTTTTGTTCGTCACCCCACATCTGCCTCGAAGGTTGAATTGTGGCATCCGGCGCGCCTATACCTATTCGACGCCCTCTCGATCGACGGCGAAGATCTGCGCGCGCTGCCGCTCGCCGAGCGCAAGAGCCACCTCCGCGAAGCCATCACCGACACGAAGACGCTGATTTTCGCGAACGGCATCTTCGGCGCCGGCGAATGGGTTTTCGAGCAAGCGCAGGCCCTAGACCTCGAAGGCATGATAGCCAAGCGGCTTTCGTCGCGGTATGAGCGCGGGAGGTCGCTCGATTGGCTGAAAATCAAGAATGCGGATTTCGGGCGACCGGCTGCGCTGGGCTGGGGCCGCGCCTCGCTTAGATAGAGAAACCCTCAATCGGAGAACTCCCAATGACCGCCGATGAATTCGAATCTCAGTTGGCGATGTTGCTCAAGGACCAACCGCGTGGCACCGCCGCCGATTTGCCGACTGCATGACCGCGTATTGGAACGGAAGCCAGATAGTCTTCGCGTTTTTGTGCGAGCACGGCACCGGCCGGATCGATGAGGAGTTCGATCTCGACGATTACGTTTGGGAGGAATGGGAACCGGTCTTTGCGGCATGGCTCGTCTCGCCTCGGTTTAGCCCCCGGACTGAGCTGCTGCAGTGGGCGAGGAAGGGCGACAACTAAATCTGAAATACAGCGAATCATTTCGCGCCTTGAACTAGGCGCCAAACATCTGATAATAGAAACAAGCGCGTTTTGCATGGCGCGCTGCGCTTGATGGTCCCGCTCAACCTTCGCTGGTTGGCGGGACTTTTTTATGGCGCCAAGCTCAGACAAAAATTCGATAAGACGAATAGCGTTTACTGTAAGCCCTTACGGTAAAATCCACGCCAACTTCGGCCAGCCGGAAAAAATTACAGAATGAAAGTAAAAGAACTGATCTCCGACACCATCTGGATCCCGGGTTTTTCGTACGACGCAGACGTCAAACCCAAGCTATCGGTCCTGCTTCCCACTTTTCGGCGCGGCAAAAGCGGCCTCTTCAAGAGGGCTGTGGAGTCAATCCTGTCACAGACGCTCGACGATATCGAACTCATCATAATCGACGACGCAAGCACTGATGGAACTGCCGATCAGATCGCGGAATTTCAGCGTAGAGACGGGCGAATCAGTTGCCTTCGTCACCCGAAGAACATAGGTCTGCCCGCAATCTCTGAGTATGAGGCGTACGTGCGCGCTCGCGCCGACCGGATTTCGTTCGCCTTCGATGACACAATGTTCAATGATGACGCCCTTGAAAAGCTTCTTGCGGAATCCGAGAAGTTTCCTACGGCGATCGTTTATGGGCACGTTGAGTGGTCGCATAAGGACCAGAAGACGGGAGAAATTATTGACATGCGGCTCGGGTCCGCAAGGTCACAAGGCCACCTTCGGCTTGGGAATTTCATTCCCAACAACGGGGTCCTCATGCCAAGGGACATGATCGAAGACATCGGTTTCTACGACCCCCACATCGTCATCGCTCGAGTCTGCGACTGGGATCTTTGGTGCAGAGCGGCCGAGCGGTACGAAGTTAGGTTCGTCGACGTCGCGGTCGGACGCGAAGACGGTCCGATGACATCCGACAGCCTGGGCAACACATATGCGCTCGATAGTTGGGCTGTAGACGAGTGGATGCGAACGTCAAGAAACGAAGCGCTTCGGCCGGCGAACATCCCTGAGTACGAGGTTTTGTTGCCCAATCCAGACCACGGTATCAGTACCCAGTCCGTTTGCGACAGCTTGGCGCAAAAGCATGCACAAGCGCGCGGCTGGAAAATCCCGGAATGGCAGCCGCCGAAGAAGTCCGACGATGGATACACACTCGTCGTCAACCTCCACTACAACGCTTCAACGACTCTGTATTTCGACATGCTTCCCGCGGAAGTTGCCCGTCGAGTGCGCGTCATCTCCTACCACGGAGGTTTCGGCGTAGAGGAACTCGCTCGAGCCACCTCGGTTATCTTCGTTCGACATATTTCTGCGTTCCGACCTTGGATTGAAGCGGCTAAAGCACTGGGCATTCCCACTTACTTTTTCCTCGACGACAACTTGCCAATGTTGGTTGAGAACAAAGAGGTGTCCGTGCCCGGCGAAGATTTCCGTTTACCCAAGCTTCGCGAGGACCTGAAACTGTTCAGTGGCGTGCTGCTATCGAGCGCCAACCTGCTGGGTTATTTTAAAGAGAACAAACTTCACGAGAATCTGACCGTTTTTCCAGTATCGAGCTTCGATCAGCGTGCTCTTTCCGTCGATTTCCGCGAGCACAAAGCGGAAGGCGAGATAGTCATTGCGTGTGCAGGCGGGTCACACCGGAATAAGGGATTGTGGTCGATAGTTTTCCCGGCGTTGGTCAGCCTCGCGGAGCAAGGGGCAAGAATTCACCTCGTGGCGCCAAAGCCAGACGACGATGAACGGACCGACCTTGACCGCCTTCCGACTGGCATGCGGGTCACTCTATTGCCTTTCGAAACGGGATACTTGTTTGCGATGCGGCGCTTCGCTCGGTTCTCTCCTGATTATGTTCTGCACGCTCCGAGTGAGACGCGGAATAATCGGTTTAAGACCCAACACGCATTGCTCACGGCGAAACTGTTAAACGCCGTCGCGATCGTTCCGAATACCCCGCCGTTTGACAATATTGAGGACGGTGAGAACGCCATTGTCGTTAACTACCCATTCGCGTCGACGTCTTGGCTTTTTGGCTTGAAGGACGTCGTCTCCGGTAAGTACGATCAGCAAAAGATAAAAGAGGCGAACTCGTCGTATTGCGAAGAGCATTTCTCTGGAAAGGAAAACGCCCGCGTTATCGCTGAGATGCAGCGTCGTCATGGCGGCGAGGCAAGTTGGTCGGAACAAGCGCGGCGTCTCCATAGGCTGCCAGCTTGGGTGCGCGCCACGACAGGATTTCCTACTGTGGAGGGTGGTCAGTCATCTCTATCCCTCGCCCAGGCAAGCGAGCTAGCTGGCCTTCGCCATATGGCTCGTTATTCGTGGAGATTGCGTGTCTTCCGCAGGAGGGCTGACCTATGGGGCGCCGTTGCTCCGCAGTTTGTGCCGGTGAAGCAGTTCAGCGATCGGATGGGATGGAGGAACGCCGGATCTTCGCTGGAGCTGAGCGACTCGCTGTCCTCCATGCCGTTCAGGGAATACCGCGTCGCACCGCGTGCCGGGAAGCTGGCCGCAGTCTCTTTCGTCATGTCTGTGGACTTCGTGAAGCAGGGACTGGTGGGAGTCGAGATAGTCAGTCCTAACAACGAGATTAAGGATCACGTCGTTCTAGACCTGACCAAGGCAGACCTCGGAAAGCCGGTGCGCTTCGAGTTGACAGATATTCGAGTCCGGGAGGGCGAGACTTGGGGAATTAGAGTATTTGCGAGGTCGGCAGTGCCTGTGTATGTGTTTGAGTTCATCAATAGACGAGTGCTCGGGCTACGGTTCGTAAGCCCGACACCGTTTATGACGTTAGACATCGAATAACAAGAAACCCACACCTAAAAATCGGGGAAGCAATGAACAATAATAGTGCAGAAGAGAATGTTGTTGCGTGGCATGTGTACGATCCGAAGCGGGATCTTACCTTTGTCACGCAGAGCAAGCGGGAAGCGGACGAAGCGGGAGATCGCGGTTGTCGTATCGTCCCGCTGGTGCCGCTGGTTGATGTGCGCGTAGGCGCGTAGAGGGGTGCCGCTACGCCGATCATGCTGGCGTAGCGGGATACAGCATATTGGCTGTAAAAGGCGAATACAAGAGATCGCCTGTTATGCCGTGATGGGCTTCGAAGCATGGGCCATTTATTATGGGGAGTTCGTGCCGCTCATTGACCATAAGAATCTGGTCCCGAGCGAAAATTGGATAGACAATCTCCGCAAGGCCACTCACTCGCAAAACCAGCATAACCGGTCGCTGAGCAAGAACAACAAGTCAGGATTCAAAGGCGTTTGCTGGCATGCTCAGAATCGAAAATGGAGGGCCTACATTGTGGTGAACTGGAAGCAAAGGCATCTTGGCCTCTTCGATACTCCCGAAGAGGCGCACCTAGCTTACTGCAAGGCGGCCGACGAATTACACGGACTTTTCGCTAATCATGGGGGCATCCCAGTGACTGCCACCGAAGCAGCGAACTGCGAGCCACATGATTTGGCGGCGTAGCCAGGGAACCTGAGTGACAGCGGATGCTTCGCGCAGAACAGCATCCGCAATCTCCCGAGATACCCAGTGATAGGTATAGATGGCATCGTGAACGACCGATGCCTCTGCGGAAGTGCCGCCCGCGAGCAGGTAAGCGATCGGCACCCGCGGCACTGATGCCAAGTCAGTCACAAACCCCACCGGCACAACGAACACTCGTCCGGCGACGTCCGAGTCATAGACGAGCGGCTGCGTGAGCCGCCACTTCCCGTCATCCTGGTCGGTCGCGTTCTGCATCACGAGAGACGTCAGGAACTTGCTCATTACGCGCTCGCGCCGACCGGAGCCGAAGCGGGAGCCGCCGCATTGAACTGAGCAATTGCCGTGTTCAGTGCGGTCTGCAGCGCAATTGCGCCGATGGCCACGAGCGTCTTGTCGTTCTGCGAGAGCGACGAATCGTTCACGAGTTGCAGCGCGGCCGGAATCGACGTGTTCGCAAACGCCTGGACACTTGCGACGCTGACCGAATCATGCACAGCGCAGAACGCGATTGCATCCGAATACACCTTGTCGACGACTGCCGCTTGATCCGCGGTCAGGCCTGGCTCGAGCGCCTTGATGGAGTTGAGAGACGGGACGGCGGCGGTGCAAGCGATGCCGACTTGGGTATGCACAGCGGACAGCAATTGAGCGGGCGATTGAGCGGGAGCGGAGGCGCATGCCGAGACAACGGACGCGATGACGCCTGCCGCAATGAAGGGCGCGAATTTGCGAAGCATGGGATTTCCTTAAGGAGCGAGTTTGATAGCCGCGGCTGCGGCATTGGAGGCCGCGCCAGCGACATTGCTGATGACGGCGCCTTGCGCATTCAGTGGAGCCGTGGCTCCGACGCCGTTTTCAGCGAAGTGAACGGTGACGGTGCTGTCTGGCGCCATAGACAGATCGAACGTGAGTGAACTGATATCCTTTCCGTTTTGGGCGGAGGCCTCACAGCAGATGATTTGCTTCGTGTTCGGCTCATAGAACGGTTTCACGCTATATGACGCCGTGCCGGCACAGCCGGCGAGAGACGCCACCGCGAGGCAGCACAGAGCGCGATTCACGATTGCACTGCAGGCGCTTTGGGCTCTGCTTTCGCCGCGGCACGGGCCGCAAGGACGTTGCAGACCGCGTGAATCGCCGTCACGAGTGCGCCCGCGACGAGCAGTTGCACTTCGGGCGGCATGGGCATTGGGAAGCCCATCGAGGCCCATTGGACGGCCGGCACGAGCGAAGCTGCGGTCAGAGTGGCGCCGCCGGTGATCAAGGACGATGCGTTGTTCATTTCCATTTCTCCAACAAAAAAGCCGCCCGTAGGCGGCCGTAAGATGCATAAGATTGGGTAAGGTCGGTAGGGACCGGCGATTACTGCGACGACATCGGCAACGCTGCCTTCAAAACCAATATCTTGTTCGGATTGCTGGTCTGGCACGTAATGGCGATCCAATACTGACTGCCGAATGTGCCCGCCGAGCAGACGGCCTGAACTGCAGCGCCAATTGCGATCGCCTTGCCCTTGAGTAGCGTCAGAGGAACCGAATTTATGACCACGCCCGAGAGAACCAGAGAGGGCGTTGAATCGGCGCCTGCAGTCGCTTTGATAGAAACTTCCGGCGTCCCTGTTAATGTTTCTCCGGGTGCCAGCATAGCCGTCGCATCCATCGTTATCACAACCGTCTCGCGCGGGTCTTTCAGGCTCAACTGTGGAGTCAGATTGAAGTTCATGCGCATTTCACGTAGAAATAGCGGGCTAATTCCGCCGAATAGAATGGTCGAACCGAAGCGATGGAACAGAATGGCCGCGGCGCGACTGTGACGAGATAGTTCTGATCGGCAGCGTACGAAGTCGCAGTAACCTGGCCGATCGCAGCACTCAAGCTGGGTCGCTGAGTCACTGACGCGAGAGAACCCGACACAACAACGACGCCAGTCGAAGAATCGCTATTGGGCGCCTGCATCGATGCCGCCGAACCGGAGACGGAAACTGCACCAATCGCCAGGGATAATGTCTTGGCTTGGGTTGATAATCCCGCACCAGAAATGACCGAATAGACGACGCTTCCCGATGCCGCAACGACGTTTTCCGATTGGACAGACGCGCCAGAACCAGAAACCAATACGCCGCCGGCCGCCGCCGACACATTCTTCGCTTGCGTGCTCGCCGCGCTGCCTTGCGAGACATTGCCGATTGCGCCAGATGCGGTCGAGGCATTCGGCGCTTGAGTGCTTGCCGCCGCGCCGGAGATTCCGACAGAGCCAGATGCCGCCGCCGTGTTGCTTGCCTGAGTCGATGCCGAAGTGCCAGATATGGCACTTCGCGCCACCGAAGAGACCGCATTTGCCGTCTGCGTGCCGGCGCCTGAACCACTCACAACCACGGCCCCGGAAGTGGCTCCAGAATTCTTCGCCTGGCCCTGTGCAGCAGATCGGGAAATCGACACCGCCCCGATGGCAGAGCCAGTATTCCCACCCTGAATTGAGGCCCCTGCGCCAGTGGATGTAGCCGTGGCATTCAGGTACTTAGCTGCCCCCATCCACACGTTACCGCCGCCGCCTATAATCGACTTGGCAGTAAGCTGACAGATCAGCTGTTTGCCTGCCGAGTCCGCGCTATACGTAAGCGTAGTGGCTAGAAACTGAGACGCACCTGAACCCGGTGCGGCAGGCAGATGCTGTACCGGGGCTGCGCTTCCGTCTGACAGCGAAATATCAATCTGCGAGGCGCAGCTATTTCCACCCCAATAAATCGTAACCGTGCGACTAGTCGTGTCCGCTGGGAGGGTGAATTTAAAACCCTGCCCGGCTGTTGCCGTTGTCGCGCTGACGAAAATGCCTTCCTTGACGGCGGTTCCAGAGGCTTGCGGAGTGCCGCCGGTCCACGTGTAGCCAAGGCCGAATGCGAACGTGCCCCACGAGACGCCGGAACCTAGCAGTGTCGGCAAGCCAATGGTCGAGCCAGCTCCGCTCATGCGGTTCGGCGTTGTTGACGCGTGAAACTCGATCCAGTCCGTCTGTGCGGGCGACGAGAGATTGAATGTCTCTGTGCCCGCGAGAATGGTTGTCGAACCGGATAGGCTCCCCATGCGTGCCTCCGATTACGAGATCAGTTTCCGTTCGTGTACGTGCTCGACGACACGCTAACCGTTTGACCGGTGGCGATGTTCGGGTTGTTGAGGTTCAGGTCGCAGCCACTGATGCCGACCGTACCGTCTACATGAGCGACGCCAGCCGAAGTTCGTAGACGGTACCAATTGGCCGTCTTGCCCGTGCCTGCAGCCGCGGTGCCAGTGCCGTTGCTGATGGCGTTGAGGATGAGCACGCCGCCCGAAGGTGCTGGTGCCAGAGTCGTCGAGCAGACAAGTGTGGCGAGAAGGTTCTGTGTGGTGACGGCGGTTTCGGGCGACGTCGGTTGCGTGCCGTCATACAGATCGTATGCGGCGCTGGCGCCGAGTCTCGTCGTTATCGCTGCTTGCTGGTCATTCTTAAGCGTGACGCTGTATTTGAGGTTCGATGCCATGGAATTCCCTTATCACGAATCCAGTGTCGAAAGGTTGTGCGCCTTGATGATGCTGATGATCTTAGTTGCGTAGTCCGGATCAGTGGCATACCCTGCGGCAGCCACAGCTCGAGCGAACGTCGATCCGCTCGCATAGGCGAACGCACCGCTATATCGCGGGTTGCCCGTCAAAAACGATGCGTGGTCTTCGATGCTCCCAAGCCAATCGCTGTACGCGCGGAATTTCGCCGTGATCGTGATTGGCTTGCCCTTCACGACTTCATGCGTCACCTGTTCGGTGACGGGGCCATGCCATGACGCATCCGCTTTGATGCCGAACAGATTGAAGCCGGGGCATGCGGCACCCCAGCCCGATTCAAGAGCGGCCTGTGCGATAGTGAATGACGCGGGGATCTTGGTTTTTGCCGCGCATGCTTGAGCCGCCGGCGAAATTGCGGCAATGAAGTCATCGGGTTTCATCAGTGTCTCCGTGAATCCCCGGCCAAAATGGCCGGGGAACGGTGAGGCGTCAGCTAGTTAGCTGAAGGGAGCAGGTTGACGGTGAATGACACTGCGTTGGGCAGTGCCTCCGACAGCGTGATAGTTGCAACGTCGCCGCTTGTGGAAAGAACTGCACGCGCAGCACCAAGGCTTTGAGCCGTGCGGGCCATGGGGAACCAGTTCGTGCGGCTGCACGCCTCGAGGTCCGTGGCCGAGTAGGTGCCGATCGTTGCGCCGGCAGGGATCGTCAGAACCGGCAGCTTGGACGTCTGCGCGGCGATGAGCGCGTTTGTTGTCCCTTCTAGGAAGGTCTTCCCGGCGGCAGGGACGTTGTGGACGTTGCGCGCGGTGATTCCGCGCGCGTTCGAGTTCCTGACCTGAATGACGCCGAGGTCGAACGTCGCGAGCGTTCCCGCACCGCCGGAGTCGAGAGCGTCGTCCAGGTCCAGACCTTCGATGTAGCCCGCCTTGATCGCGTAATCGGACGCTTCCGCTTGAATCGTCGCAGCGCCGCTGACAAACGAGTCCCAGCCGGTCGCAATTAATTTCAGTTGGAAGATGCTCGAATCAACCGGAACGAGATTGATGAACGCGTTGCCCAGCCGTTCGCACGCGACGCGCTTCCAGACGGACGCCACGGTAAGCCCAGCTGTCGCCGTGCCAGGAAGGCGCGGATCGAGCGTATCTGATTGATAGACGAAATACGGGCTGAAACCGCTGAAATAGTCCTCAATGTCGGCGTGAACGCCCATGCTCCCGTTCTTCGGCAAGTAGAAGGCAGCGCAGAGTTCCGCGTTGCTCGAGCAGTTCGTCCACTTCCAGTCGCCGCCGGTGCTGAGGATGCACCACGTTGCGAAGTTGCCGGTTCCGCCCAGGTTATCGAGCGAGCTATGCCCGTTGTTGGTCCATGCGGTATAGGCGAAGCGCACGCCGGTCACGAAGATGTCCTTCGCGTCGAACTTGTGATTGCCGCCGTTGCCGAAAACGATGCCATCCATCTGGCAGCCAGCCGACGTCGTACCCATGACGGCGCCTTTCTGTCCCGGACCAAGCATGCGGAAACCACGATACTGCGCGTTTTCCAGTTTCCTGCCGCCCGAAAAGACGCGCAGTGCTGCCGTGCCTGGCCCCATGTCTTGCGACCAACGGAACATAACGCCGTCCGTCGTGTTGCCCGAAGGGTAGCTCGCGCAAATCAGGTGCTTGTCGACCAGCGTGAGCTCCGCGCCGCTGCACAGGTACATCCCGCGAACGCACTTTACGTTTTGCGTGAGAGGCGAATCGAACGCGGCTTGCACCTTTGTGCCAGATTGGCTGAGCCCGGTGTAATCCGCGCCGAACCACGACGCGGAGTGGTATTCGTTGTAGATGGTCCCGGCGATCGTGCCGCCTTTGGACAGGTCGAAGATCTGCTGGAAGTCGTTCGCGTCGATCAGCGCCTTCGAGAACGTGAGGGTCACGCCTGCCGCCGGCTGGAGCATTCCGCCTTCTTCAAAGATGTAGCGTCCGCTCAGCGTCGTATCCGCTACAAACGAGGTGACGCTGGAAATACGTGTGACGTTCACTTGTCCGCCTTTGTCTGTTGTAGGAGTCGGAACCCCTCGCGCATTTCGGTTGCGTTCTGGTTGACCGCCTCAATAAGGCGTTCAATGGAGCGCTCGAGACTGCCCACCGCTTTCGTCAGCTCGGTCTGTGTCACGTACGTCTCGGCGATGTGGAGCTTGTGCGCGTCGAGCGCTTTGTTCAGTTCCTTGATGGCAAGCGACTGCTCTTTGATGGCGTCGCCCTGTTCCTTGCTCGTCTTGTCTCGCTGCGCCTCTGACCGCTGCCAAAGCCACCCAAAGACGCCACTGACAGCGGCAAAGCCCGCGCAACCCACTTCGACGACGGCGGTGAAATCCATGAATCGGTCCAGGAAAAGAAAAAGCCCCTTGCGGGGCTGGGTGTGTTGTTTTGAATGCGTGAACTTTAGGTGCGGCCCGACTGTATCGGGCCACAGATCATCAGGGCGAGCCGCCGCCGATCACATTGCTCGTACCGGAATTGTCTACGGTCGTAACACAGTTTATATACACATTCGATTGAACATTTACGTTCCTCGATGCCGCCTGCAGGGTGATGCCACTGCCTAGGGTGAAGAATGAATTTCCGGTGATGATCGTTCCACCATTCGTAAATCCGTTCACGATAATGCCAAATATGCCAGACGTAGAGCCCGTGTTCGATTCGAAACTATTTCCAGTGATGGTCGTTGTCGACAAAGCGCTTTGAAGGTCTACGCCACTCGAGTTGCTGTTGATCAAAAACAGGTTATTTGCGATTTGTACGTTCGGAATGGCAGACTGCAAAAGGATGTTAAAACCGTTGGCAACAGAGTTGAATTGACTTCCAACGATACTAAGTTGATCCAGTCCAGACAATCCACCCGATGCACGTACCCCGTTGACATTGTTGGTGAAGTTCATGTTGGACATCTGAACGCCCTGCACCAAGTTGCCGTACTCAAGCCCGACGTTCCACTGGTCAAAACTGGAATTGCTAAGGTTGAAAACGATCAGTGGCAGCGTTCCCGATGATGCAATGAGAACCCCAGTCCCAGCAGGCGTACCTGGCCCGATCGCCTGGACGTGATCGATATTGACGTTAGATACGCCTCGAATATCGATGCCGATCCCGAAAAATTTGGCCCCGAAGTATCCATCCGTCCCACGGATCGTGACGTTCGTGATGGTACTTAGTGCAGCGCTAGCAAACGTGGCCGACGATTGATTTAGGAAAATGCCCTGGCCGACGCCCAATGCGCCGCTTGCAATGGTCAATCCATCGACGTGTACGGAATTGGAGGCAAGCAGGTAATTGAACGAAAGACCGCCGCCATTTGCCCAGTTCAGCACGGTATTATCCGCGCCCGCACCGCGCACGGTTATGCTACCGGGCGCGTTCGGAAATCCGAAAGCCGCCTGGCTAGCAAAGTTGTACGTACCCGCCGGGAAAAAAATGCATACGTTGTTGGGATGAGTCGCCTGGTTGGCAACGATGGTTGCCACGTAGGCTGCATCATTGTTCGCCGCACCGAGGTTATTTCCGCCGAAATCGAGGATCGACGCGCAGTCCGAGTGGCTAGCGACAAACGCCGTCGTCGCGACCTGCGTCGTGTTCGTCCCGAGTGGTGCAGTGGGCGCGGAAGGCGTTCCGGTGAATGCCGGCGAAGCAAGCGGAGCGATACCGAGCGAGCTCAACGTCTGGAAGGACGGATCGGCAGATGCGCCATTGCCGGCAAACAACGTACCGGCTGCCCCTGCGGCCGTCACGTTGATGGCTGACGTACCTGCGCCGATTGCGACGCCGTGTGCCGTCAGAGAGTTCTTCCCAATCCCACCTTGCGGAACCGACAGCGGCGTCGTCAGTCCGGATAGCGACGTGATATTGGAGTTCGCGCCGGCCGTTGCACCTGTGGTGCCATTGAGCAGCGTGCCGCTTGTCGGCAGCGTGATGCTGGTCGTTCCGGTCGTCGTGAGCGTCACCGGATTGGCGCCGGAGACCGTAAAGTCGCCGCCTACCGAGATTGCCCCAGCATTCGCAGCACCCGTGCCACCGCTAGCGGAGCTAAGCGGATTTTGCAGCGTGAGAGAGCTGAATGTCGGAGACGGAAAACTCTGGGCGAACGCCGTCAGCGGCACTAAGAGTGCCGCAACAACAAACTTTTTCATTTTATTTTCCGGGGATGGAAATCAGGAAATCGAAACGACGCCGCCGTTGTCCCAGAGAATTCCGGGCGTATCAGGACGTGTAGTGGGGAGGTTGGTCGCCCATTGAGTGGACGAACCGAGGATTTGCGTGAGCTGCGACAGGGGCATCGTGCAAAGTGCGATCTGCCCGTTTTGAACCTGCTGAATTGTTACCGTCTCGTTTCCCGTCAGCGGTTGCGGCAGACCAAAGATTTCCGGCATTTATCGTATTTCCGTGAATGTTGCGGTTGGTGAAACTGATCCGGTTGTAACGTATTGGTATGTGCTCCCCGGCATCACAATTGCCCATACGCACAAAGCTTGGCCGGAGGATGTTGCCGACGAATTGGTGAATTCGACGCCATTGATAAAGATGCCGATCGATCCCGTTCCGGTTGAAGAAGTGGCTGCGGAAACCATGATCGGAGCGGGCGTGTTGTTAACGAAGGGCGTGTTGTATGTGCGAATAACGGTGATTTGCGTCTGACCGATGCCAAATACGTTGCCTCCGTTTGCGCCTCTAATGAAGAACGGAAAGGACGTGTTGCCAATCATTACCTGATTGGTAGGCGAGCAGAAGAATGCAGAGAACGGGCCGAAAGTCGAACTCAGCTGATAGCCGAGGCTGCTCGTGTTATGCGGCACGAGAAAGCCTTGAGTGGCCGTCACTTCTCCCGTTACGTCGACGGATTGCTCGAAAGAGTTCGAGCCGGTCCAGTCATTGTCCTTAGCCAATTGCCCGAACGATTGCTGTTGACCTGCGGTCGGTCCGCTAAAAGCGAAATCGCCGGTTAGCCACGCGAGCGCAGACGTTCCTTCCTGCCCACGGGACAGGTTGCTCAGCGTCGCTCCGCTGACAGCGCCCGCATAGATGACTTCGAAGTTGTCCCGCGTCGCTTGATCGTTGAGGGTAATGACCAACGACATGCCGGCAGGAATCGAGGCCGGCAGACCCGCCGAGCTCGAAAGCGTTAGCGACGTATCAGAGGGCGCGACGGCGCCCGCCAGCGTCGTGCTGATGTTGTTCGCGAATGTGAAAATAGCCACTGATACACCTTTTAGGCAATCGAAATAACGCCGGCGTCATTCCATAACTGGAGGGTGCCGTCGCCCGGATTCGTGAGCGGTAGATTGCCGCCGCCAAGGGTTAGCAACTCCTGAGGCGTAAGCGTTTGGCTGAAGAACACGGGTGGCGCAGACGGGTTTGGCGTGACGCCAGGGATGACCGATATGACGCCGCCGTTGTACCAAAGCGCTCCCGGCACCAGTCCATCCGGAGACGTTGGGAAATTGAGAGGCAGCGTCATCTGCAAAATGCCGCCGTTATTGATCAGATTGACGTTGACAAACTGATAGACGTACTGGAACGGCACAGCCAGTTCGTTGTTTGCGAATAACTGCTGAAGTGCCTGCGCCTCGGGCGTCGAGAACACTGTGATAGAGAAGATGTTCCCGGAAACGGTTATGGACGGAGGATTGTTTTGAACTGGCCAATCCGTCCCGTTCACGCCGTTGAGAAACCGATTAATCCGGTTCTTCAGCCATCCGATCGTGAAGACCTTCCCATCGCCGCGATACAGATTCCACGTCATCACCCGCTTGTAGATGTCATCGGAAGCCAGCGCCGCGGAGCCGGAGGACGAGATCTTCTGCCCGTTGTAGGGCATCGTGTTGTAGGCGTAGGCGTCGTATCCAGCGACTCTACTTGTCGTCGAGGATGACAGCACCGGGCGCGGGATACCGTAGATTCCTCGCGCGATCCAGTCCAGTAGCGGGCCGGTGATGTTAGGCGACGTGTAGAGCGCTAACGGCGTGCTGGTGAACCACGAGAGATACCCTTGAGACAGCGAGTTGTAGGCGTCAACAAACGCCCTAAGATTCACATCGTCGGAATACTGCCGGTATAAATACGATGGAATTATTTGCTGCATCGGCAGCGTGGAAAATGACTCGATGTCGGCCATACATTTAGCCTTGCGTGACCGTCACACCAGTCGCGGAACAGTTGAAGAAGCCTTCGGGGTCACCTTGGATAATGCTGGTGCCTGCGGCCGGCGTTGCCGGGACTCCGTTGATGACTACGGCAAACTGCAAAGTAGTGATATTCGGCGCCGCGATAACCGATGCGACGGCGTTTTGAAACGTGGCCGTCATCTCGAGCAGGTTGATCGGCTGGCCCACAAAAATACTGTTCAGGTAAGACTGCAATGCCGGTGCCGCCAACTGATTAACCGATGGACCCGCGGTGAAGTTCGGAAGCGTCGTATTCCACGTGACCGCCGCCGTCACGTTTTGCTGCGGCGGATTGACGAACGGAATGGAATACGTGTTCGGGTTCTGAAACAACGAAACGACAACGTCGCGCGGATTCGGCGAGAACGTGGCGCCTCCGACATAGGCACCGAAGGCGGTGCCGTTTGTCGTCGTGGTGATCGTGTTTCCAGCGATGGATCCGACCGTATAGGTGACGTTGTATGCAGTCGGCGTTGCGCCTGTCACCGTGAACGTCTGACCCACACTGAATCCAGTAGGCAAGTTCGTCGTGATGACAACGGGGTTCGCTGCCGTCATGGCGGTGATGCCAAGCTGAGAACCCTGAAGCGCCGCGATGTCGGGAACGCTCTGAAGGATCGCCGTCGCGACAGAGAATTCATCGCCGCCACCGCAGACGATCTGCCATCCGCCAGGCAACTGATTGACCGATATAAGACGCTGCTGGACGCCGGTGACCTTGCCGAGCAGAGTCTTAACGAACGCCGGCGTTCCCGTCACTGTGACGAGGCCAGCCTGCAGCACGCGCGCCCGATAGTCCTGAACGCTTTCCGTTGTCGTGGCCGGCGTCCCCGCTTCCGGGTTCGTCACCGTGACCGCAAACGCACTCGGGACAGACGTGACGATTTTCGAGACCGTTCCAGCCGGAATCGCGAAGGTTCCACTGTTCGTCGATACAGCTAACAGGAGAGGGCTGGTGCCACCCGCCTGGATAACGCCGCCGTCCTGCAGCGAATATTGGTTTGTACCGTCGCCGACCAAGAAGCCCGGCTGAAATACGAATCCTGGCGGCCCGGAGAACTGCACAAAGACGCTGCCGTTGGCCGCCACGCCCTGCGGAACGCCGAATTGCGCGCCGAGCTGGGCGAGGATGAATGCGTTGGCGCCGAAAGGCGTCACAGAGTTGATCGCGTCGACTCGAGCCTGATCAATGGTGATAAGTGCGCCGACGTCTGTGCCGGTGATGTCGTCGATCAAACCAGCCGGCAATACAGTGAAGCCGGGCGACTGCGACGCCACGAAATTGATCAGGTTCTGATACAGAGTCTGTACGGGCGTGGTCGTTGGCCCTGCCGCGGTCATCACCAACGGGATGTTCGTTGGGTTAATGGTTGTAGCCATCTAGGTCGGGCCAATAAAAAAGCCCGCCTAAGCGGGCTTGTGACTGATTAAAAGACTTGCGTGTTGGTTATCGAACTCGCCGCGCGCGGATGAACCCGTTCGCCGTCATCGTGCCGCCTGAGAACGTCGATTGCGCTACGCAAAACGTCGTCGTCGGACTCGCGAGACTCACACGCACGGTCGGCGTTTCCAAAACCTGGGCTGCTGCGATAGGAAACCCGCTGGCTAGCTGGACGAAGCCGCCGAGATTAGACCCCGGCACAGTCGCTGAGGTCGTATTGATGCCGGCCGCGAGGACAGTTGGCGTTACCCCGGCTGCCGGAGCGAACGTCACCGCACACGAAACATCCCAATCTCCCGCCGGCAGGTTCGTGATGCTCGTTGCATTTGCCGCCGTCGAACTCGTTAGCGACGTTCCTGCGGTTGAGTTCGACTGATACTCGCCGACCGAACCCGCGTTCGCGTTGTTGTTCGTCGTCGTGCCGACGATATTCGGCGTTGTGATCGTCGGCGACGTGCCAAAGACCAGCGAGCCACTCCCCGTTTCGTCCGAGATCACACCGAGCAGCTGCGCGCTGGTCGTCGCGGCGAATTGAGACAGCGGGTTGCCCGTTCGAGCGACACCCGTCAGGCATACGAACCCGGTGCCGTTTGACCATTGCAGAGAGCTGTTCGAGCTGCTGCAGCTCGGCATGCTGAATGCTGTCGGCGCAGCGCTCGAGCCAGTTGCGTTCGCGAGCACCGTATTCGCTGCAACAGGCGAAAGACCAGAGATCGGGATCGAAATATTCGGCGCATTGAGGACACCCGTCACCGTAAGAGTCGGGACGGTGAGCGGCCCATTTAGAACCCCGCCCGACAGCGACAGAACGTTCGAAAACGCATTGTTAAGCTGTGCCGCCGTCAGAATCTGACCTGAGGTGAACTGTGCGTTCGCCGTCGAACAGGCGAGCAGCAACAGGAATGCAAGACGTTTGATCATGCTAGGGTCGATGAATTGAGAGTGAACGTGTTATCGAGTTGAGGAGCAACGATCGAAGAGTCCACATAGGGAGTCAATATCGCCCCGTTGTGGCAAACGGCGGTCACTTGATAGACCGGCGGGAATGATCCCTGTACGCGCGCGATAGTGAGCGATGCGAAGTGCGGGGAAAACTGCTGCTGAATTTGATTTACGTAAAAATCAGGGAGGACTTGAGTGACGATCGTTTGCATCTGCGGAATGCCCGTATTGGCAAAAAATGGGCTCTCTCCCAGATTCAGCTTTAGCGCTTGAGCTAGAGTGGTCAGCCAACAATTGTCATCAAAGCCGTTCGCATCCGTTTCAACCTTGACCCATGTTTTAGTGCCATCGGCATTGGCGATTCTTCCCCACGTACGCATTTCAATCCCTCAAAGAGCAAATGGAGAAACCATGATTCGCATAACCCTGCTGTCTATCTTGCTGGTCTCATCGGCGGCCAACGCACAAGACGTCGACCTCGCTGGCATTCCGCAAAACTGCGAGGCGCCGCTCGCGCGGGATATGGAACTGTCGAACATTCCGTATCTGTTGGACCTCGGTCCCAACGCCGCGAAGATATCGTCTATCAAGAACGTCGGCGGTACGCCGGCTTACGAGTACTATCCGGGCCTTCATCGCATCGACTGTTACATCACTGTCCGCTGGAGCAACGGGGAAGTGGACTTCATGCACAAATTCAGCATGTGGGAAGACCGTTACGACGGCATCAAGGGCACGTATTCGCAGCGCTAGTTGATCGGCGGATCGGTTTGAACCTTCGTGCCAGTGCCAGGGAAGTATCCGTGCGTATGGTTCTCGTAGCTCTCGCCGTTGATGCTCAGTCCCGAACCGTTCAGCACGATGGTATTTGCGCCGAACGTCATCGTGATGCCGGCCGCGTTGAGAACCAGCGATGTCGCGCCGAACGTCAGAGCGGTCTCTGTTCCATTCACGACGATGGTCGACGTCCCGAAGGTAACGGTCGTTCCATCGGTGTTCGTGACGATTTCGGACCTCGTGCCCTGCGTCGTGCGGATGATCGCGCCGTTCGGGCCTTGAACCTGCGCCGCGTTCTGATCGATCGGGCCTGATCCGGCGTTGCTGATCGGCACGAACACGAGCGCGCTAAGGTTGCCGGGGCGCGTCAGATTCGCTACGCCACCGCCGAGCCCCGAAACGCCGCCAAGGTAGGCGTCGGCCGGCATCGTGACGCCCTTGTCGCCAACCTGAGTCGGCATCCGGATCCACGGGCTCTCCGCCTTCGGGATCGTGATGTTCGGGAGCGTCAGCGGCGCCGCGCTGACTTCAAACGCAACCGTGACAATCGAGCCCGAGACGCTGACGACTCGGCAGGGAAGCGCGCGCCCGGTGTTCGAGATGGCTTGCTGAGCCCGGTTGATCGCCAACTGATTCGAGCTCTTCTGAACCCAAAGCTTCGCGTAATTGTCAGCCATTTGGATTCATGATGCAGTTAGCGATCGTGACCCATTGCGTTGCGTCGGCGGAACGGAAACTTCCGATCTGGCGCAGCTCGGACACGATGAAATTGTTCTGAAACGTCGTCTGATTCTTGATGGTCGACGGGAACGAATTCGAACTGGTTGTCACGAAGCCTGGCAGGTTTTGAAGCCCCTGCGGCATCCGGACCATTCCGCCCATCACGAGGTCGGCGCGCGCAACCATCTTTAGCTGAATCGTGTTGACGGCAATCCACGTTGGCTGCCCGACGAAATCTGTAAATGCTAGTTGGATCGGCGTAGGCAAAAACGTCTTGTCGAAAACGACGACCCGGCCGCCTTGAATGCCGATCGTCACCGGGTTATCGAAAACGCCCTCGGTGATTTCCGATACAGCCTGCGCCAACTGGTCAAGCGTGCCGCATACGTGGATCTCGTCGAAGTTCTGGACGAAATCGCTGCTGATATGCATATCCACCGGCATATTGGGATAGGCAACCGAAAACGTCTGTTGCAGCGCCGTGGAAAGTTGCGTGCCGGCGGTCCAGTTAAGAACGAAGTTCCCCGGATTGTCGATCGTGAACGTAGCCGGGATGACAACGAAATCCAGCGTTTGCTCTACGCCTTCCCAATTTCCATACGACTGGAAAATTTGCCCCTTCAGGATCGTCCCGGCCTGCGCCGGATTGACGAGCGGCAGACCCGCCTTCATGCCCGCTTTTAGTTCGAGCGTCATGCCGGCGAACTGCTGCGACTGGGTCAAATCCTTCAGCGAGATTCCGCGAAGCGTGACCGTCGAGGCGCCGCTCGGCGTGCCGTACGGGCCGACCAACGCGTCATACTCGATTTCCAGCGCCGCGGGGTCGTAGACTCCTTTCGGGTGCGAAGTGAAGACCCGCGTCGGCGTCGTGGTGCCTTGAGGCGTGAGAGAGAGCTCGTAGAATCGGCTCATGGGACAATCTCAAAGTTTCCCGTGTCCGCCCTAAACAGAATCGTCGACGAAGAGAACACGCCCGGCGCCAAAAAGATGTCAAATCCGAGCGGGGAACCGACCATCGCACCGGACCAAAACATCGTGCCAGAGCTATCAAGAATGGACAAATACCATCTCTGTCCAGCTATGTTCCACGTCACATTTCCAACGAAGCTTCCGCCGTCGAGCGTGAGCTGCGTAGAGAAGGGCGGCGACGAAAGGTTGTTGGGAGTGAACGGGATTAAAGTCACAGTGCGCTGCTCAGATAAGTGTTCACGACGCCCGCAATGCCCGTCACGTTAGAGACAGCGTTCTGCGCAGACGAGCCCACGGCGACCGCGGCATTCGACCAGAACGACGATCCCGCAGCAGGCGTTGCACCGGATACTGAGGCGCCGCTAGAAAGCTTGCTCATCAAGGAATTGAGCGCTGCAGTTGCCTGCTGACCCGTGACTAGGGGCTGCACAAAATCGAGCTGATACTCAATCTGCTGCTGCTTTCCGGCGCCGCCCGTCGTATCCGTCATCGACGTCAGGATCGCGTTTTTATAGATGTAGGCCGGCGTGGCGATGTGATATGTTCCGCCGGCCGCATTGTGGGCCACCAGCGAATTCTGCAGACTGGTGAAGATGGCGGTTTTCGTTAGGTAGCCCGCCGTATCCTTGACCGGCGCAATCATGCGCAGCGAGATGTTCAACGGCTGCTGAATCGTCGCGTTAGCGGCCGTCTGCTGATTGGCAAAAGGATAGGTCGCGATCTGCTGATTGACGAGCGTCGAGCCCGGAACCGGAACGAATCGCGCGAAGAAATCGCTGGTCGAGAAGCCATCAGACGCTGCGCCTTGCAGGAACGCTGCCGATTGACCCACCAGAGCAATAATCGGCAGCATTCCGCCCAGCGTGGTTGACGCGATACCGTCGACCAGGATGATAGGCGACACCTGGAAGGCGAGGTCATAGACCGTAGCGAATGCCGGTTGATTTGCCATATCAGTGCTGCGCCGCGTTCTGTGAAACCGCTACACGCGCGGCCGTTTGGTTCGTGATATTGACGTTGACGGTCTGGCCGCCCTTCGCCATCAAAGTCACGATCTTGTTGATGTAATCCTGTGTTTCCTTTGGCGCAAACTTCTCCCAGTTTGCACCGTGCGCAGCGATGTCCTTATCAAGGTGTCCCATTCCCCAGTTATAGGCAGCAAGAGCCTTGCGGTTATCGCCGTTATAGCGCTTCAGCAGGAACGTGTCGTATCGCCTTGCTGCATCCTGGGCATCATGCAAATTATTGACATCTCCATGACCCCATTCATCCCACGTAGCCTTCATGAACTGCATCGGTCCCATTGCGCCTTTCTTAGAAAGGAGCTTCTTACCGCGGCTTGATTCGACCGTGTATTGGGCGTCGATCATGGACGCTAAACGATTGCCAGCTGCGGCCGGCCCAGCGCCGCCGGCCGCCGCATTAGAATTGCCAATCGTCCCAAGCGGGTGATTTGAGTCCACCGAGAATGCGGGGGAGGAGCCGCCGGACTTGATTGAACCAAGCGTAAAAATGTCGCGTAGTCCGTAACCGAGTCTAGCCAAGCCTCCCGTTAGCGTATTGGATTTTGCAGCATCGGCGCGTGAAACCGGCGGACCTTCAAGGGCCCTCAGCAATTCCTTGCCCTGCGGACCCGCCACCTTCAGCAGCGCGGTCGCAGCGACTGCGGCAGCATCGCCCATGACCTTCAGTTCAGGACTAGCCGCAGCAAGCTGCTCGTTGAAAGTGTTGAGTACCTGCGCCCAATCTGCCTTCAGCGCCGCCTTAACGTCCGACGCCTGATCCGCAGTGCCCTGATTGACTTCCATCGCCTTAGCAGCGGAAATCGTCTTCTGCTGAGCCTTCATCCAGTCCGAGTCGCTATAGCTTGCACCCGTTCTCAACTGCTGCGGCGAGAGGAAATCCGTGAAGCCGTAAGCCTGCGCCATCGAGGCGGCCGGCATACCTGACTTTTGCCACTCGCGATACTTCCCGCTTGCAGCACGGGAGAAGTCGTACGTCAGTTGCTCCGCGTCCTCGTTCTGGATCTGCTGAGGCGTCAGGCCGGCGGAAATAAATGCCCGCCATTTGCTGACGTCGCCTTGCGCGTTCGCAACGTTGCCGAGGTCCGACGCGCCAAGCCCGAACTTTTCGAAGTTCGCCCCGAACGCCTGCGTTTGGCCGATGCGAAGGCCGAGCCCGCGGGCCTGAAGATTCTGTCCGGCCAGTTGATTCGTTGCGCCATAGACCGCGGCGATTGCGGTTCCGATACCGCTCGCGCCTACTGTGCCCAGCTTGAGCAGGATAGAGCTCATGCCGGACATCGATTTGTGCATAGCCGCCGATGCCTTCTGCATCCGCGTCATCTGGATCGCGCCGTCTTTGGCTTTTGTATTGAACTTGTCCTGCACCCCGGTGGCTTTGAGCATGGCCTTCGAGATGGCATCCGCCTGGATGGCGGCAATCATGAGGAAGTCCTTCGACGACTTGGACGACTTCGAAAAATGATCCATGCCGCCGCTGGCATCATCGATTACGTCGACGACCTTTTTCCAGTCCTCCGGCATATCCGAAAGCTGCGACTGATACTTCTGGAAGAGGGCTTGGAACTCGCGGAACTTGGTGTCGTCGACGTCGACGGTGATTATCGATTTTGCCGCCATGGCTTACCTTTTCATACCTTCCAGCAAATATCTTTGCCGGTATTCAAGTGCAGACCGGTATGGGGTTTCGTATCGTTCGAACGTCTCCGTGAATCCCTCGCCCGTGATGTAGCTTAGGATGGAATCGAAGACTGTACCGGCATCGTAGGTGCGGCCGGCGTCCAGCTCGGCAAGGAGGCGATGAATTCCGTAGGTGCCAAGGATGAAATCGACGACCCCAGAAGTGAAGCTGTTCCGTTCGCCGTCGTCTCGCGATCGGCTTTTCTCGCCATCGCATAATGACAAGTAAAAAAAACGAGACTCGAAGCCACCTCCTCCCAATCCTCGGCGTCGATCTTGCCGGCACCGATGGCTGCGTCGATGGGCAGCATGTCCCACCCTTGCTGACCAGGGCAAAGCACCATCGTCAGGCGCTTCAGTTCAGCAAAGAAAGCGGGGGTCTCTTCGTCCACGACGCGCCCTTGCTCATCGAACGAGCCTCGCGCCGCTGCATCCTTCTTTCCTTCATCCCGAAGCGTCAGAGCCGCGATGCGCGGGCCCGACGACATCAGGTAGTGCGAACCCTTGCTCGCCAGCGCCGATTTGGTTGCGGCAAGGATTCGATAATTCGCCTCGAATACCTCGCGCGAGACCGGCGTGTGATGAGCATAGATGCGAACCACTTCCTCGGTCACATCCTTTCCTTCCACCTTCTTCGTGACCAGGTCGGTCACGATCGGCAACACAAGGTGCCGTTTCTCGTTGATCTTCATGTCTGATTCCCTTCAGTCAGCCCTTAGAAGAGGCTGCGGCAACCGGTAAGGGGGCCGGCTTTCGGATCGCGTTCCTAGCCGCAGCGCAAAGCGTTAAGCGAAGTTCCACATGTCGGCGTTGATCGGGAACGTGCCACGCACCGTAACTCTCACGATGGGGTCCGTGCCGTCAAAAGCGCCGGGGTCGAGATGGCGCAAAACCGCCTCGTTGATAGTGATCGGCTGGAAAGCTGCCGTATCGCTATGGATCGTCACGTCGCCCAAGAAGCCATTGGTCTGCGCTTGCATCATCCAATTGCTTGCGAGCGCTTGAGTGCGCAACAGGCCAACCGAAATCGTCGCCATGACGAACGGCTCGGGCGAGCGAACTGCGCCCGTCCCGGTCTCGATCTGCTGAACGAAATCGCCTTCGAACTCGATGCGAGCGAATGAGCGGCCCATGAACGGCGCCGTGATGTTCAGCGCCGGGTTGCTCGGAACGATCACGGAGCATCGAACGCGGTTCAGGACGCCTTGTGCTACCACAGGTACATTAGCCATGAGATGTCCTTACGCCACGAATTCGACCGCGTCGAGTTCGAATGTGATCGTCAAAAATCCGCTTACGCCAACGAGCGTCGCGGAGAAGCCGTTATAGACGCCCGCGTTGTAATCGTTCGGGTTTTGCGTCGTGTACGTCGTGAAGGGCACGGCGTTGACAACGACGCTCAGTGCGCAACCGAATGCAACAGTCGAGTTCCCGACGTTCTGCGCAACCGCGAGCAGCGTGTTGATGCCGTTCTGGTTGTAGAGCAGCGGCGGGTTCTGGTTCGAGCCGTTGATGATCGCTGCGGCGAGGGCTTGCTTGACCTGGATACGGAAGAAGTCGATTCCGTACCAGAACGCCGCCTGCTGGCCGTCCATCGTCGTGCCCTTGAAGATGCACGCCGTCGAAATGCCGCCTTCGGCACCTGTCAGGATGATGTTTCCGAAGTTGGTCAGGACCGTGTTGATGTCCGTCGTGCTCGTGGCTTGATCCCACGGCGTCACGCCGAAGACGAAGCGGTACGCCATCGGCGCCAGCTGGTTCGCCGGGCCCGGCTTGTTCACCAGCCACTGATAGAACATGGCTGCAGCCTGCAACTCGGTCGCCGCTTGCTTCGGGCTGGGCACCATCGCGATGACCGCCTTGTTCGTGGCGTAGGTCGGAAGATTCGCGACCGTCGTCGTGACGAAGAAATACGTCTGCCCGCTCGGGCTTTCGAAATTCGCCGTCATCGTGTTCAGGGCAGCCGCCGACGCTTCGTCCCACGACGGATCCAGCAAATACGCGTAGAAGACTTGCGGGTTGCTGTTGTTCGTGATGAACGTCTGCAGAGCCGTGATTGCGTCGGCAGCGGTCGTTTGCGGGCCGAGCTCGAGCACAAACACGCCGATTGTCTGGCCTTGAGCGAAGAACGTCCTTGCAGCGTCATCGATGAAAGCAGCGTCCGGCGGCAGAAACACACCCGGAGTCGTTTCCGCGCCAGGGTTCGTCGCGAGAGCGAAGGTGAACGCGCTAGCGCCAGTGACCGTTGCGGTGTACGTGCCGTTATAGCCAGCCGGCACCGCGCCAGTGATCGTCGTAGTGAACGTCTGGCCGGTAGCCAATCCGATCGGGGCGGCGGTCGTCGCGGTGACAGTGCCAGTTGCCCAAGCGAGGGTGCTCAGTGCCGCCGGCGCCGAAAGAATATCTTCGACCTGCGAAAGCAGACCGCAAAACTGAAACGTGCCTGGTGCGAGAGTGGTGCCGCCCGTGGATACGATGGCGCCGCTTTGCTGAAGCTGCGAGGGCGTAGGCGCTCGCGTGACGATCGTATTAACCGTTACGATCGTCGGGGTTGTAAATTGCGCCATGTGGGCGGCCTCCGGGGATTAGATGAACGAAACCGAAACCACGCCGGTCGTGCCCGGATCGACCACAAGACCATTCGTGTAGGCCATATCGAGAGGGACAACAGTGCCGATCGTGGTAACCGCAGCGCCGGCCCATAGAGCGGTAGCGGCAACGCCAGCGGCAGTCGTGGCCGCGTCATAGACGCCAGGGGTGCCGGCGGTGGATGCAACGACGAAGACGATCTTTGCGACGCGGCCGGGACCAACGTTAATCACAGTCTTCGCCGTGACATTGAGTTTGGTCTGCGTGTTGCTGATGGGGTTTACAGCGATCGGACCTTGGGGCATACGAGACTCCAGAAATGAAAAACCCCGCCGGAGCGGGGTGAGTTGTTCGAAGCGGGATGCCCCGCTTATGGGGTAATCGAAGAGAATCCGGCGGACAGGATCAGGCGACGCGCAACGGCGTCGGCCGTGCTTTGGAAGTACCACGCAACGATATCGATCGTCTTCTTCATGGCGATCACGTTGAGCTCGGACTGCGTGCGCTTCTGGTCCTTGATCGCCGGGGAGTTGCCAAAACCGAAATCCTCGACATTCAGCGAGTGATCGATCAGCGATGCGAGATACTGAATCGCCATCTGATTCGTGAAGCCATACAGCGTCAGCCTGACGTTGTCCTTCGCCAGCTGCGTGCTCGGCAGATCGTGAAGCGGCGCCGTGCCTGAATTCGGCTCGGTCGTGCCTGGCCATCCATAAATGGGGAACGACGGGACCTCAGTCAGATCCGGCTCGATGTGTGCCGTGATGTACGGCGGCACGACGTTCGACGGCACGAGGAACGATGGATAGACCGGTGCGAAACTGTTCTGGCTCAGCCAAATCGGCAGGCTGTTTGATACGACGGGCTCGGTCGGTAAGTCGGCAGCGCTCTCGACTAGCTGAGACGCCAGGGCAGGGTAGACCGCGTTCCCAAGATAGTGAAACAGGTTCGCCTGTTCGTAGAACGATCCGCGCGCGTTGAACGAGAACCGGATTCCTTCGAACGTGCCGACGAACAAGTCGGTTGGCGCGACTTGATTGAATCGATCAATCTGGCTCAGTGCGGTGAAGATGACGCGGTTGACATCGATCGTTTCGTCTTCGTTCTGCTGCTGGTCCGTCGAATAGTGCAACGAGCCTTGGACGCTTACAACCTCGCCCGTGTTGATGTAGAACACGTATCCGTCCAGCGGTAGGACGGCTTGCGTATAGCGCGTGAATGGGATGGTCTGACTAAGCGACAGCGTATTCACGCCGGCCGCTAAGCCGCTCGCAAGCTGGCTTTGCGAATTTAGGGACTCTGTGATCGACGGCATTTAAGAGAACCACGCCAAGAAATGGGACTGATAGAGCCCCGTATCGATGAACGACTCTCGCCGCGGATTCCCCTTCGCATACGGGTGCTTCAGGCGGTGATTCACGCCGTTCAGCGCCGCTTGCGTCGGAACGCCTTCAATTCCCATATGCTCAATCGCGCCCGTCGCCAAAAATTGCTTGAACATGGCGGTGATTTTGGATTCAGCCGAGGCAAACGGATTCGCGCTAGGCATACCGCCCATCAGCAGGGTTTCGAGCGACCCGGCAATCGATTCCTCCAGCGCCTTCGCGATGTCAGGAAGCTGGACATAAGCGAACGTGTCCATGATCCCGTACTTATCTTCAAGGATCTCGGCAACGTCGCCAGTTGTTTTCGTGCCGCCGGACGATTTAGGCTTGAGCGGCTTGTTCGCCTTGCCCTTCTTCGCCTGCGGCACCTTCTCCGCCGGCGGGGCGTTTGAATACGGAATATCGATCACGCCGAGGTTGAGCGTGATCCTGCTGGGTGCGTTACTCGCGTAGACCTTCGGCGCCGAATAGCTGCCGCCTCCGTCAGCGTGCGGTGTTGCATAGTCGCGGGCGGCTGCCATCGGTCACTCCTAGCTAATGCCCCATATGGGCCCGAGTTCTTGCGACATCGCAAGCCATTGACGCCCGAATGGGTCTTTCAAAGCCTGCAATTGGCCGAGGGTCAGGCCATTCAGGAAGTCCGGCATCGTCATCGATTCCGACGTGCCCTGATCGGCCGTGGACTGCACGATGCCGCCCACGAAGCCCGAAATGTTCCACGTGTTGCGCAGATCAGCGAAGAACGTCTGGCCTAGCTGATCCGGCGCCCAGTTGATCAGGAACGACGTCGCGAGCAGGTAGACCGCGAAGCAGTAATAGTCCTGCCCCACGGCCCGCAACACGAGCAACGTGTTCTCCTCGGAAAAACTCAGTGCCCACGCCAGATACGGACTATTCGACGGCAGCGCTGCCGTGGGAACGCCCGCCACCGTCGTCAGGAACGTGTACAGATCGGCGGTGTTCGGCTGGGTCTGTGTCTGCCACGGGGCAAGACCGCCGGCGCCGGGAGGTGGCGGGAAAAAGAACACATTTAGCTCCTGCGCGGACGGCCGCGGCGGCGTTGCTGCTGCTCGCCGTCGCCCACGGTGATGACTTCGTGAACCTGCGTGTCGACGCCTTTCTGCTCGACTTCCTGAAGCTCGACCTCGAAGTTCTGCAGTTTCGTGTCGGTTTCTTGCGCGGTTCGTTTCATCGTCTCGTCCATAGCCAGCGCGGCTTCCTTGCGACGCTCGAGCGCTTGGTCGTACAGCATGTCGTCGTTGCGCTCCATCGTCGTGAACAGGCGATCAAGCGGGATCGGCGTGTCGAACTGATAGCAATGGCCGACGAATTCTTTGCGGCGGTCGATCTCGGATACCTGAGTCAGACCGTACATCTTGTGCTGACCGACGATGTTTTCGTGATCGAGGTGGGAGCCTTGCGGATAGACGTTCGCTTGGCTGCCGGGCTGGATCTTAACGACGATCGGCTTCTTGGTGTTCTCGACCCAGAAATGAAGTTCGAAAACCTGCTTCGTGAGATTGCCTACATACAACGTCATGGCTTCTTTCCCTGAAAAGAATCCCTGTATTGAATGCCCACACCAACCCGCAGGGAACGGGCTTTCGGCTCCGGCGCCTAGGTGTGGGACAACCGATTAGAAGCCCGCGCTGATCAGCGTGAGAGCTTCCGGACGCGCGGCCCAGCCCGACGTCGAACGCAGTTCCGACACGACGTCCACAGCACCAGCGGGGAGCGGTGCAATGATCTCCGTGGGCGCAGCGCGGTCGACGAGCTGGAGGCTGCATGCCTCGAGGCCCGGCGTGAGCTCGGCGAACACGTTCGTGTTGATCTTGTTCGCCTTCGGCTTCTTCACTTCCGGCATGCTGATGACGATCATGTCCGTGCCGCCGGCGCCCTTGCCGACGAGCGTGTCATCCGCGCCCCACGTGATTTCGTCCTCGTTCCACTCGAGCACGTCATCCACCAGGCCGCGAACCGACTTCGAACCTGCGCCTTCACGCTGGAACTGCGTCAGTTGCACGATGCCCTGATAGCTGATCGATTCGAGGATGCGCTGCGGCATCACGACCGAGAAGCGCGCCGGCATGCCCATCTGCATCGTGCGGACCTTGATCGCGCCGATTTGCTGAAGCATGAAGAACGCGAACGCGCCGTTGTCGTACGTCGAAACGGTGGTGTTGCCGTTCATGTCGGCCGGCAGGTTCAGTGCCGTGGCGCCGTTCGTGTTCAGCAGACCTTCGCCGTTCAGCGGGTTCGCGCCGTACAGCAGCAGGTTCCGCTGTTGCTGGAACGTGCCCTGACGCATCGCCAGGCGGTGCGCTTCGACGGTCGACGCGCCAACGCGGCCCAGAGCGGCCGTGTCGTGGTGATCGTATTCCGCGCGCGAGCGGATCATGTACGTCGGCGTGCTGATCTCGTTGTAGACGATCGTGCAGCTCGGAAGCTGGTTCGCCGCGAACTGGCCGACTTGCACTTCCGTGCGAAGGTCGAGACGCTTGATGTAGACCGCGAGGTCGTCTTCACCGAGGCGAACGAGCGGGTCGCCGGTGGCGATAGTTTCGAATGCGCCCGAAGCCTGCTGGTATTGCAGGAGCAGTTCGGGAACGACGTAGCTCGGGCTGACCCGAATTTGTGCCGGTACGATGTTAGCCATGTTTTAGCCTCAGAGCAGGATGATGGCCGCCGAACCGGTGCGATTCCAGGTTGCTGCGCCAGTGGTGGGGTTGAAGGAAACGGTCATGCTGTTGCCGACGTTGGTCGACAGCACCTTGACGGGAAGAACGCCCGTTCCTTGGTTCAGCACTTGCGTGCCAGCGATCGCGCCGATTGCGCCAGCCGGAGCCACGACTTGATAGCTGAAATGCTGGCTGTCCGTGAACGCCGTCACGACGTGCGTGCCGTTGATCAGACCAGCGCCGCCGGTGCCGGCGTTCGTCGCGCCCGAGATGTTGATCGAGTCGCCAACGCCGCCGACCAGCGAGGCAGCGCCTGCCACGACTACGACCGTCCACGTGCCCGAGGGAGCGTCGAACGTTGCCGTTTGCGAGGTGATCGCGACGGTTGCGGTTGCTGCGTTGAACGGCTGCAGGACGTTGTTGTTGAAGTCCCACGAGACTTGCTGCGTGATCAGGCCGCCGTCGAGCGAGACGAGCGACGGGTCCATCGCAACAGCCAGACGCACGCCCGAACCCATGCGGAAGAACGGAACCGTCATGCCGGCCGAGCCAGCAAGGGGGACTTGGCTTTGCGGCGAGCCAACCCAGCTATATGCCTGGTTGAACACCGTGAAGCCGGTGATGTTTGCGACTGCGGACGCTTGGATGACCGTGCCGCCGGTCGTGGTGTCCGAGGGCGCGCCGGGAATGCTTTCCGAGATCGGAACGCCGCCCCAGATCGGGCCGGTTGCGGTCGGCGACAGAGTGCCGAGGGCGAGCGAGTAGCGCAGGGCCGGCTCGTCGAAGTAGACGCCTTGCACGTAGCCGGCGCTTTGTACCGAGAACGAACCAGCTGCGTTCGTAGTCGCGTACGGAAAGAAGGGCGTATTCAGTGCCATGTTTTCCTATCCAGAAATGAGAAAGGCCGCGCGATGGCGGCCTGTTGGTTTGCGACTACGAGCTCAGTGGCTCTTTTGCACGTTGATCTTGCCTTTCAGACGCGGCGGGCGGAACGAATCCATCCAGTCGCTCGGGCGGCCGTAGAACGTCGTGATCTTGTGGCCGGTGCCGGTGTCCTTCGTCACCGCGCGCAGACCGCCTTCGGGCGATGCGGACGGATGAGCAGCGGCTTCGAACGCGTCGGCGTAGATCTTCGGCTCAGCGATTTCGAACACGGCAGCATCGACCTTGCTGATGTCGATCGACTTCCACTGGTCGCTGTGTGCCTTCACGCCAGCAGCGAGGCGCTTGCGATACGACAGGAGGTCTTCGCCGTTCAGCGCGCGCGGGGCTTGCTTGCCGAATGCCGAATAGACGCTGTCGGCCTTGGCTTGGGCATCAGCCATCGCGGCGTAGTCCGAATCGCTCAGGGGCTTCGGCGTGAGTTGCGCGGTTGCCACGAGCATCTTTTCGAGGTCGGAAACGCGCGCGAGCAGGGCGGACTTTTCGGCGTCGGCCTTGGCTTCTTCTTCCTTCGCTTCTGCCTTCAGCTTGGCGGCCTCGGCTTCCTTCTCCTTGGCGTCCTTCTCGTCGGCATCAGCCTTCTTGTCGCCGACCGGCTCGAGCTCGTCGCCGGGCATGCCGTCAGCCTTCTTCTCTTCGAACGAGTCCATGCGCTTGCAGATCGAATCGACTGCAGACATCAACTTGTCCCACTTTTCGGAATCGGCTTTTGCCTTCTCTTGCTCGGCGTCAGCTTTAGCCTTTTCCTCAGCGTCGGCCTTGGCACGCGCTTCGAGTTCTTGCTTCGCCTCGGCGTCCGCCTTGGCCTTACGCTCTTCTTCAGTCATCTCAGGTTCCTGAACGTGGTTGGTGGATACGCCGGTTGGCGGGCCGCCCTTGTCCCACACGCCCACCTCGCATACAGCGATGTGATCGAGCAGGATCGGTTTTCCCTCAATTAAGAGGGGTTGCCCACCGTCTAAAGTAACGGTGGAATTCTCTAAATCTGGATTTCGAAAGACGACGGAGGGCGATGTCGAGAGCTGTTCCTGCGACATCAATGTCGCGGTCGCTTCATCATAAATCCGCGCTACGGCCCAAACCTCATCGCCCTTGATGTATGGCAACAGAACAGTGCCGACGATCCGGTTGTTAAACTCCTGCGAATCGAGGGTCGCCTTTTCGGGATGGTCAACAATGACCGGCAGGCCATTACAGCGCGCCAGAAACTCATCATTGAGGTAATTCTCAGGCGGCCGATAGACGTACTCGTTATCCTTGGACCGGAACGATGTGCCCGTGCCAGTGATGCGGATATCGAACATCCACATGTTGCGCACGAACTGCGGCGAGGTGAAATCGCCCGCGGCGATCGCCTGCGCAACCTCCGTCTCCGTCATGTGCGCCTTGCGGATGCACTTGAACGCATCCGACTCGAGCACGAACCGGCAGCCAGGGTGGAGCGGTTCGGGCCATGACCCAATCGGCGCCCACGCCCATTCCGTGCTTTCATCGCTCAGCGCGACTTCGAACGGCCGGCACTCGTGATAGAACGTCGTGAACTCGACTCCGCCCTCGTCGGTCTTGGCGATCTCGACCAGCTTGTGCGGCTCGTATCCGGTCTCTTCGGCGGTCTCGCGGCGGGCGGCTTCTTCGGCGGTTTCGCCTTGCTCCTGCTTCCCTCCTGCGAAGGCCCACTCACCGGGGTGATCACCTCCAGCGCCGCGGCGCAGGAACAGGACGGCGCCGTTGGCCACAATCAGCGTGCCGGCGGCTTGCATGGGCTCCGAATCGGCCTTGCTCTTGCCTGCGACGTTATAGGCGATGGCGATGGCTTGCTTTTCTGGCTTGCCCGCCTCGCGCTCGGTCGCGATGTTCTTGCTGATCGCCTCTTGCGACGATCCTTTTCCAAGCGGCATGGTTTATCTCTTCATCGCAGCAATTTTCGCGCGGACTTCTTCAAGGGATTTTTTGCCGGCCACGGTAATCATGTCGTCGGGGAGGTCGCGCAGGTTATAGATCCAAGTCGCGAAGCACGAGCAATAAACTTCCTCGCCGACCTTCGTGATGTCGTCGTAATAGCCCGCGGGTCCTGGCTTGACCAAGCCTTTCTCCTTCGCCCAGCTCGAACGCAGCAGATATATTTTCTGGTCGCGCTCTTTGTGCTCGACGCGGTAGCCGTAACCTCTGCGCTTCCACTGTGAATTCCAGCGCATTGCAATTGCGCCGCCGTCGACAGCGATGATCTCGTTGAGCGACCCGACGAATTTATGACCCTGATCGATGGCAACGCGGCGCTCCTCAAACGGAAGCGACGTCATAGCCTTACGGATGTTTTCCTTGACGTCCTTCGTGTCGATCGCACGACTGCCGCCCGCCGGCACCGAAGACGCCCAGCCAGCAAAGCGCTGCGTCGTCTTCTCGATCATCTGCTGACGGTTCAGCTTGATCAGATTCCGCGACACCATCAGGCGCCGGTCGAGCTCGGTGCGCAGCTTCGGTTTCAGGCGATCGACGGTGAAGCGGCCGACACCTGGATGGGCCTTGAGAATCTGGCCGTCATCGATGAGCCGCTTATACGTGCCCGTCAGAACGCGGGTCAGCTCCTCGTTGAGCACGCTCTCAGGCGTCAGTGTTTCGACCGCGGCTCTGCGGATTTTGTCGACCCAGAACGTCAGGCGCTCGATGCTGTCGAAGCCGTTGGTCTCAAACTCCCGGATCGCCTCGGAGATCACCTGAAAGAATGTTTGCTTGGCCATCAGATGTTGTGCGGACGCGGTTCGCTCGGCTCAGGTTCTGGCGTCGGCGGCTCGTAGTTCGCCAAGTCGTCATAGTCGAGAACGAGCGGATTCGTGAACAGATGTTTCGATTCGTTCAGGTTGTTAGCCGCCCATTCGACCAGACGCGCCTTGTTGGCCGGATCCGCCTGCGGCATCAGCACTTCAAGCGCGCCGACGATCGCCTCAAACTTGACCTTCTCCACGTTCACCAGTTCGCTTTCTGGCTCAACGATGAGAGACGGCCATTCGGCGGAGAATGCATTCTTCCACTGGTAGAACGCCTGTTCGTAGCTGACGTTCTTGTATTCCGGAACCGTCGCTTGAATCGTCCCGAAAAACTCGGGCGTCCATGCCAGGCGCATCACGATCGGGTCAAAGAAGTCGTACAGCGGCTGCACGGACTTGCGCTCGTGCTCGATGTATCGAACCACTTCTTTTGCATCTTCGCTGCCTTCGCCAAATCCCTCGGCATACGATTCCGAGTTGAGCAGCTTGGCCGGCTGCGGCACTGCCGCGGCGATGTTCTCGAGGATGTTCTTTCGCGCCGTCGTGATCGCGCCGTCCGCGTTCAGCAGATTCAGCGTCTCGATCTCCTCTTCCGGCGTGATGTTGATGACGTTGTTGGTCTGCGCTTCCTTGACGACGTTACGCTTGACGCCCTGCAGAACAGCCATCGCACGGTCGGCAATGGAGCCCGCCGGCTTCATCTTGGCGACGATCACGCCGACCTTGCGGGCGATCATGTCGTCGGCCACCATCGTCTGCACGAACGACTTCAAAGGGTAGAGCGCACGCTGATAGACCGATCGGCCCGTGTAGCCAAACGCCGAGCTCGTGAACTCGATGTACAGCGGAGCCTCGTTGAAGAACACGCACGTACGCGACGGGTGATACTTTTGGCCCGATGCCGTCACGAGCACAGGCTTTTGAAAGTCCGGCGCGTTCGGGTCTTGGTTCAATACGAGCGAACCGGCCGTATTCAGCGGATCGAGCGCGTTGAAGTACAGATCAGCCTTCGCCAATTTCTCCGGCGGAATCGGCTTGTCCGTATCGACACCCTCGGCACCGTACACAATCGCCGACGCGCCGTAGATCTTCGCCAGCCTCCACGTGTTCGCAATGTACGTGTCCGCGTTGATCTCTCTCCACTTGCGCTCGAAGGCATCGCGCACGCGCTCCTCGGGGCTGTCTGGAATAGAAATCTTCCGCGCCTGGCTCATCGCGATCTGGATGGGCTGGTCGACGACCTTTCCGCCGAGCGGGTGAAACGCGTAGATCGTCTTACAGAGCGCGTAACTCGGCTCGTGGCCCGGAAAGATGCCATCCGCTACAAGCAGATCCATCAGGCTCGTAGAGAGCGACGAACCGTGGATTAGGATTTCTGCCATGGGGATGATGAGTTAAAAGCCGTCCGGACCGCCCAGACCAATGATGACGCCGTACATGAAACCGTCTGCCAAGTCGTCCGCGCGTTTGTGCGCGTCCTTATCGCCGATCCGGTAGCCAACCACTTGCGAGACAAGATGGTTCTTTGTTTGACCCTTGTATTCCACGACTTTGTCTAATGCATGCGCGGAAAACTTCACTTCGCCGCGGTACACGGAGCCAGAACAAGCTACCGCGCGCCCATCCTTGCCAATCGAAGTGATATCGCCATTGATAGGCTGCGCCGGCCAGCCAACGCGAGAGGAGTGCTGGTTTAGCGTTATCCCGCTGGATTTGTCCTCGATGAACGCGCCAAGCGATCCGGCACGGGCCTTGGTCAGCTTTGCGTAGTGCTCAAGCTGAGTGAAGACGTTCGGCAACCAGGTTACGAGCAGGTCTGAATTTATCTGGACGATGTCCCAATCCAGAATGATGAGCGGATGACCGACGTGCTTCGAAAGCGCGCAATACACGACAGCCGTGCCGTCGTTGCCGCTTCCGTCCTTCATCGCGCTATCGATGATGGCGAATACGCCATCGCAATGCTCAGGGTAGGGAACGCCCTTACCATCGACGGTTAGCTTGTCGTACTCAAAGAAAGCAACGCCAGACCAGTCAACAAACTTGGCCTCGAATTCCTGTTGCCAGACCAGCGGGTGATTATTAAGCCGCTCCTTCTCCAACTCATCAGGCGGGACATACGGATTGCTGCTCGTCGGGGCGTGGAACTGCGCGAAACCTAGCTTCTCGTCGTTACAGACGCGATAGAAGAAGTTTTCAGAGTCCACACCGTTCGGGGTAGAGAACACCCAAACGCTTCCGCGGCGAGTCAGGAGAGTCGGCTTGATCGACTTCTCCCAGATCTTCATCATCTGGCCGTTCTTCGTGAACGCCGCCTCATCGATCATCACCAGGTCGTATTCACGACCGCGGCCAGCCAGCTCGTTATCGTCTAGCTGCCAGAAGTCAACGATTCCGCCCGTCTTAGTGCGTATCGTTCCTTCGTTCTTGCTCGCGCGCCTCTTGATCGGCTGCAGAATGTCAAGCAACTCATCGTATGGCTCAAGAAGCTGCTTATGTTCTGGAGTGAAGAGGCCGACCTTTCGCCCCTTGGCGGCAGCGTCGCCGCCCATCGTGACCATCTGCTTGGTCTTGCCCCAGCGCCGACCACATCGAACAGCGTTAAGGCGCGTGCGATTCTTGTAGATGTCCACCTGACCGGCGTGCAATGTCGGCAGGTAGATATCAGGCATAGAAGAAGATTATTTCTTATAGACCCGCAAGGGGTCGGAGGAATCTGCTCCTACTCGGGCAATCCGCCATGAATTTTTACATCGCCGCTGTCTTCGCCAGAGTCTTTCGTCTCGCCGTACTTCTTTGGAAGCATCTTCGACAGCAACCATTTACGCGAATCAACTCGCAGACGTGATCGTTGAACGGCCTCGCCATTCACACGCCAACCAACCGTGTCGCCTTCCTTGCCAACGATTTCCATCCAGTCATTGCGCCCGTCGTCAGCGATCTCGAGAATCTCATCAGCGATCGCTTCCGCCTGCATCTCGCGTGCGCGTGCGTACTGGTCGCGGAAGACAGCGCGTTTTTCATCCGCGAGCCACCGCAGAACCGTTGCCTTATTAGGCATTCCCGGTTCTTCGCATATCTGGCGGAGCGATTTACCTTCGACCAGCATTTCGCATATCTTGGTCGCGATAGCTGTGGTGTACGTCGATTTAGCCATACCCGCCTAGGGGCACAGGCCCTTACTGATTAGTTGCCGATACACTGAAACGCGATAACGTCCGCGCCCGTGCCGGAGTTAAACGTGACGGACGATGCAGACGCGTTCGTGGCGCGCACGGCACTATTTGTAGATGTATTCGTCGCCGTGCATACGTAAGAAGTCGTGTTACTAAACACGGCGTTGCCGGTGAAGGTGGCCGTTCCAGTTCCTGCGGCGAGCGTCACAGTACCAGTCACCACGTGCGGAGTCGTGACAGCTACGCCAGCGGGCGAGTAGACATTCAGCGTCCCGCTTCCGGCTATCAGCGCACCCGATACGGCCATATTGCCGGTGTGGGTCCAGCTTCCGGCTCCGCTGTTTGACGTGATGCCCGTGATACCAGAGCCCTGGCCGCCAGTCACCGAGAACGGGACGAGCACAGCACTATGCGCGTCATTTGCAAAACGTAACGCTGCGGCGCCATTGAAAAATATCCACTCCGCGGTCCTGTCATTAGCTGCGCGCGTCGAATCGAACATCTGCACATCGGCGATGTTCGGTGTCGCATTTAGCGCAACCCCTGAGTTTGTGGGGCTAGCCGGTTGAGTGTTAGACGTCGAGCTAACGTTGCCCTGGACATTCACGTTACCGGTCGTACTCACGGTTCCTGAGAATGCCGCCGTGCCGCCAGTGATCTTGACGTTGGCTGGGTTGTAGGGCGGCGGCGACAGCTGCGCGAGCGCGAGCGACGGCAGCAGCGCCAGCAGAAGTAGGATCTTGCGCATTCAATACCCCACTGCGGCGAAAGTCGTACCGGCAGCCGAACCGATGCCATTCAGCGCATTGGTCGGCCCGAACGGCAGCGTCAGAGCCGCGCCAGGAAGTATTGCGATATCCGTCGCCGTTGCCGGTGCCGTGAACGACACGAACAGCGTGTTCGCCGGGCTCGTGTTCTGGACCGTAACCCAGCCCGCGAATGCGCCCGCGGCGATGATGGCCGCCGACGTCGTGCCGACAGTACCCTTCGCGCTTACGCCAGCTTTGGCAGGCCCGGCCAAGCCTCCGCCGCCACCAGAACCGGACGTGATGTAAACGGGAATTGCGCCGTTCGGGTTTGACTGCGAGTTCGGGAATGCCATCGCTCAATCTCAGAATTGGTGCCGATCGCTCGGCAGCCAGTCGCGTTGCACGACGGGCGGGGTGACAAGGCCAGATAGGCCTCGGCGGGAAACGGTTAGCAGATGAGCACGCCTTTGGCGTCCGCCTGCGCGAAGCCTGACGTGCACGTCACGGTGTAGGGCGTCTGGGCCCAATCGATCGGCGTTGCCACCCTCCAGTCACGGAAGAGTTTTTCCGCGTCCGTGCCGGCCGGCGCCTTGATTTCCTGCTTTATACCAACTGGCGGCGTCACCTTCTTCAACGTTAGCGCAAGGTGCTCTTGGATTGCCTTCCACTGCGCAGGATTCGGAGTCTGACCTTGCGTCAGCTCGACGAACCCGTTTAACCAGTATGCGAAGTTTTCGGGAGTCATCATGCCGCCATTAATTCGGTTTTCTGTCGCTCGTAGAACCGGCCGCCGATCATCGCGAAGTCGCGGAGCTCGACGTACTCAAATTGCGTGTGTTTCTTCTGCGTGTCGACGTGGCAGAGCATGAAGCCCAGCGCCCACTTCTCGCCGGCACAGTAAGTCGCCGCGCGGGCATGACCGCACCCGAGCTGGTGCCATTCGCTCGACCCGAACTGCGGCGAGTAGAACGGCCACACAATATGCTTGTGATGATGCCCATTGAAACCCGGCACGCCCATATTCCTACCTTCGGGAAAATGGTGCGCCATCAGGCAGTCGTACATCACCAGATAGTTCTTCGCCAACTCCTGCTTCATGTCTCGCTCACTGAACGCGGCAAGATCCATCCGGGCGATATAGTTCACCTGGTAGGCGTCAAGGCCCATCAGCTTCGGCACCGTGAAGCCGTGCAGGTCGGAAAGGACGACTTTAAGCGCGGGCGTCGCTTCGCCGAGGTGGCGGATCAGGCGCGCTTCGTGGTTTCCCTCGACATAGATGATCTCTGTTTCCGGGCACGACACACGGATGTCGTTTAGGAAGGCATGCAGCCACTTGATTCGGCCGATCACATCCCACTCGCGCGGGTCGACGCCGTACTTGCCAAATTCAGGCAGATCCAGTGCGTCGCCGTTAATGACGACCTTTTCCGGCTGTACGCGCTTCGCCGTATCGATGAAACAGCGACGCCAGAACGGATCGCATTCGATGTCGTGAATGTCCGACGCAACCAGGACCGTCTGAAACCGCTTCGAGCTGGGGCGCAGATAAGCGTCTTCCCAGCCCGACTTTTCCACATTCATGCGGCGCTGCACGTCCTTGCTGGCGTGCTTGGCAATCGCGCGCTCGAGACCGTGAGCGTGGCGCGACAGAACGATACCGGCCTGACGCTTGAACTCGTGGAACGTTCCGAAATGCCTATTCCATGTGGACTCGGAGATTTCCGAATGCACGCGGAAGTAGTTCCGGGAGATAACCTTGTCTTCGTCGATCTTAGCGATTCGCTGAAGCTCGGCGATGCAGTCATCAGCGGTCCAGTCATCGCGATACTTGCGCTGATTCTCAGAGAGCGGAACAGCACCGCGGAGACGACCTCGCAGCGTGCTTTCCGGAATCCCGAGTGCTGCGGCGGCGCCGCGAAGGCTTCCGTGGTCCTTCACGGCTTTCAACAAGTCGTTTGTGTCCACAGATTTCCCTCAAGAATTCAATTTCGGCTGAAATTGTGCGCACCAGTGATCGGCGGCCACCTCTGGCAGCCTGCTGACTGGCTTCTGCTCGACAATGTCGTAGATCACGGTTGGCGGCATGAGGCGGCACAACCAAGCCGTGTCGTCTTTGCTTTCAAGGAACCGGCTACACCTACATGACTTACAAGTCTCAGTAGGCTCTTCCACGATGACAACGGTCTTCTTCCTTGCCGTCGTTGCTCCAATAAAAACGCCCGCTCGTGGCGGGCTAAACCTGCAAGGAGGTGATGCAGGTAGGGGATTGGTGAGAGCGGCGGGAATTCGCTCAATGGCAGTCTTACGCCGGGCTGTCGTAGTCCCGGCCGCCCGCTGTCGGCTTTGACATGCCTAGCTCTCAAGGAGGAGCCCCGCGCTTGACGTATGCCCCTCCATAGCTCGTGGCTTAGAGGAACGGTTCTCGCGGGGCGCCTCATTGAGAGGCCTCGTTTTGAGGCGTCTGCATTACTTAATCAGTCGTCGCTCAGGTCGACCAGGAAGTCCGCCCACGCAGTGAGCGCACGGCACATCCCAAGGTGCCACGCCGCGGCGAGCAACGGGCCGGCGGCCAATGCCTCTAGGATCTCGTCCATTACTTCACCAGTTTACGCAGTTCGTCGAGCTTGGCGATTAGCGACGCCTTCAGCGCAGCGTCAAGGTTCCTGACGCGCTGGATGTCTTGCTCGATCGAGTCGATCAGATTTTCGGTTTCAGTGTTCATCAAGCCGCTCGAAAAGTTGCTCCACCGCCTTTCGTGCTTCGCTCCACTCAGGCCGAACGGTTAGCGTACGTCTAGCCTTGCGCTTTTCGTTGGCCTCTTGCGCTTGCTTTTGCTCAAGCACGTGCTCGGGGTTCCCGTACATTCCGGATTCGAGGGGGACAGGGAAGCGCATGGCTTGAACGCAAAAAAGCCACCGGGTTAGGGTGGCTTCGGGAATTTTGGCGCGAGCGAGACCGCTGCGGGAGAAAAATGGGAGCCCTTAGGCTCTACCGCCCCAAACATCCTTAATGCGAGACGGTACGGGCACAGTATATACCACGTGTTGTGGTTTGAAACAAGTTTTTAACTAGATGTTGTTTTATGCCGCCCAATCCAGTTTCCCCGGTATCGGCGGAATCGTCTCCAGCGTCGACAAGTCGATCAACGTGAAATACCCGTCACGGAACCAGCCGCCCGTGTCGATGTAGTGCACGTTGCCCAGAACGGCGGGATTCTTCAACGGCGTATGGCCGACGATCAGCGCCCGAATGCCGGCAACGCCGCTGCGGTCTTCATCCTGAATGCGTTCACGCGACCACAGAGCCGCCTCAAAGATGGCTTTGCGCATCTTATTCGACAGGTTCGAGTCGTCGATAGAAACCGTAAAGTCTCGCCAGGTCGGAAAGGGGCAGTCAGCGTGCACGATGCCAACTAGGCCCGCTTCTGTCTCAACTTCCATTGCGATGGGCAGTGCGTCGAACGCGCCGGAGAACGCAAGTTGCAGATAGCGCGGATTCGAAACGTTCCAGCCGCCGCCATTTGCCGCATAGTGCGCGCTGTCCATGTTGCCGCTAGGCCAGCGAATAGCCATGTCTTCGTGGTTCCCTCTGACGGCGTGAAACCACGGCAGGTCAATCCACTCTAGCGCGTTATCGGATTCCGGGCCACGGTCAACCAGATCACCCACGCTGAACAGTCGATCGACGTCGCGATTAAAGCCGATCTGTGCCAGTCGATTCTGAAGCGCGGTGAAATGTCCGTGGATGTCGCCAACAGCGAAGTCTCGGCCTACGGTGTTGCGTTCGAAGCGTTTAACGAAGCTCACGCCGCCTCCCTAAGCAAGTGGCGCACCTTCCCGCCCGTCGCCGCGACAGATCCCATCAGGCAAGTCATGACCTGATCGAACTTTTTTAGATGCTTAGCCTTGAAGCTATCTATCGGGAGGCCGGCGGCAAGCGCGCGCTCGGTATCCGAGTAGCGCTTTAGCCCCGATCCCTCACACTTCTTGCAGCCGTCCGAATGCCCAGACTTCATGACGATCCCCGTACCGTTGCATTTCTCGCACGTGTCGGCCACGAATTCAAGAAGACATGCCGTCGCGAGTTTCCGCGCGTAGGTCATTTCTATGCCGAGGCTACGCGTCGCTTTGTGCGTCAACAGGTGCAATGCACGCTTGCCAGCCGCGCCGTCTGAGCCGTACTTGAATCGGAAGAGTGCGGCGCCCAACTGATCCGACATGCCGAGCGCGGTGATGCGGTCGATGGATTTAACCTCGCGCTCGTTCCACGCGAGATTCGAGCTGCGAACGTCACTTGCGATCTGGTCTTTGAACATCACGAACCCCGCGACACAAAATGTAGTTGGTTACTGCCTTTGGAATCAACCTATTGTACAACGAATTAAGTTGTACTACGGATGCTGTTGTGCTATTTGTGCGACTGACATTTCAACTAGGGCGCGCAGCCTCCGAAGCTCTGCGCAGAGTTCGAGGATTGTGGCGGGATTGGCTGCACGAAAATAAGCTTCGGCGGCTCCATGTGCATTACCGATACCGTAGAACTGCAGACCGATCGCTTCGCCATCGTAGTTGCAGAAATCGGCCTCTATTTCCACGCTCCCCTCGCCGCCGCACGCTGGGCATTCGATACACCTTCCATCTTCGTGACGCTCGATGATTTCGGCGCCGTCGATGTTCTGCGGCGTGGCCGCCTTTGCAAATTCTTCCAACTTGTCGATGTCAATCATGCAACCTCCAATTCTTGTTGTTCGATCAATCCCATCTTTCTCGCACGCCTCGGCTTCCAGCGCTCCAGTGCGTCGTCAAACACGGCGCATTTCTCTTCCCACGGTGCAGGCCCGAAGTCGAGCCAGTAATGACACTTGGCGCAGCCGGGAACGGTGAATTCGTGATCCGCCTTGCGGGCGCCTGCTTTGCCATGCTTGGCCTGGTTCGAATGGCAATCGACGACAGTCGGGTCAGCCCAATCCGTCCACGGGCACATGACGTTGAGGTAGCAGGGCTCTTCGCGGCAAGCCGCCAGGTATTTCGATCCTTCCGCGACCGTGGGCTTCTTGATGCGCCGCTTTATCCCGCCGCTGCGCAGATCCTCGCGCCAGTCCGTTGATTTGACCGGTGAGCTTTTCCAGGAGCCGCGCGTCATCGGCGTCTTACGTTGGAGTGGGGATCGCTTCATGCAACGCTCCGCGCGCATGTTCGGGGCCTCTCGAATATTCGGTCTATGGGCCAACCGCGTCTAAGCCGTTGCAGAACCGTTCCATTCCGGAGACCAAATAGTCTTTCCCATTGCGTCGCTGTCAGCGTCTTACCTTGATACTCGATGAATCTGTTGTTGCGCTTGTTGTTTTGTTGAACCTCCATCGACGCCCATGCGCAATTTCCTTTCTCGTAATCTCCATTCACCTCCTTTCGCTCAATAGAGAACCCGTCCGGGCATTCACCCATGTCTTCTAGGAAATTTTCGAAGGAATACCATCTTTCGCAAACCTTGATTCCCCTTCCGCCATAGGCTGGGTAGGAGTCCGCCCCCGGATTCAGGCAACGCATTTTCATGTTGTTCCAAGAATGGTAAGTCCGCGTCCGGTGCATGCCATGTTTTGTGGAAGCCTTGGATCCGGCCGCTTGGATTAGCGAATTACCAATCTGTCCCCGCGCCTTAAGGCCCTCGATCGACGTCTCCTTGCGAAGACACCCGCAACTACGCGTGTTGCCACTTTTGATATTCCGGCCCGTGGTAGAGAATCGAGTCCCGCAATCACAGATGCATATCCATTTGATGCGCCCCTCCTTGTTCCTTGTAGGGTCGATAGATTCAACTGTGAAGCGGCCATATTTCTGCCCGGAAAGGTCATTCAGTTTCACAACGCCTCCCGAATCTTTGCGCCCTGCGAGATTCCCTGCGGTGCACGCTCTGTCGTAGTCGATTTCCCTTCGATCGCATGGCTTTTCATGCAGCACCTCGACGCTGACAATACTTCTGCCAAGGCCCGCGCACCACGCGATGAAACGTGGCGGCGGCTTCTTCGTTATGGTCGAGCTCGGCGCGGCTCGCTACACCGCATTGCTCGCGAATCCATTGAGCGGCTTCGTTCGCTGCCTGGCAAGCATGAAAGGAAACGCCGTATTCGTTCTCAAGGAAGCGCCAAAACTCGGGATCCATACAGAGGCGGCCGGCGAGAACGGCTAGGGCGCCGCCCTTTGGCTTCTCCGGCTCCGGCTCGCGTTGGACTGGTGTTTCATCGTCACCAATTTCGACGAGCGCCGCCATGAAGCGGTGGCCGGCGGTGTTGCCTTTGCGAACCGTCAGGGAGCGAAACGCGTCGAGCTCGGTCGCATCCGGCAGCCAGAACGTGACTTTGCAGCCGCCGTTATGCGTCTCGGACCATCCTGCGAGCTGCAGCTCGCCTTGGAATGCAGTCTGGATGTCGCTCACATGTCCTCCCACACCAAAGCCTTGCGTTGATGCCCTGTGCCGCGGCCGTCCAAGATGTCACGCAGCGCACAGAAATCGCGATAGCTGAGGCCTTCTAGCCCGTCCGTCTGCACGAAGTTGCTGCGCTGAGATTCCAGCATGTCGCTGTTGTCATCGACGATCGCGTAATGCTCGACTTCCGGATGCTGGTCGAGCCACGCCTTGATTTCGGCTCCGCGCACGTCGGCGAGGTTGGGCGTCTTATCGATAATCGGCAGATCAAGACTGTTTGCGCATTCGTGAGCGCTGAACAAAACTCGCCATGCCGAAGAGAGGACGATTGAACAATCTGTTTCGATACAGACTTGGCGGATCAGAGCGACCGCAACCGGGTCGAACTTCTTCATGCCGGACTCGCTAAAGTCGTGCGGGAATCCGCCGCCGCGAGGCTTGCCGCCAAACTCAGTCGGGCCACCGTGAATAGTCACGGTTCGATGGCTGTTCAGCACGCCGTCGATGTCGAGGAATAGGATCTTGGTCGGCGCAGTCACGAGACCCTCCCGACCACCGCAGCGGCGCCGACCAGCGCCATAATCGACCAGTAGCGCCAGTCGCCGAGGCCGATCCGGCGCGTTGAGAGAATGCCGCCGATGGCGAATCCGATGGCGAATAGATACGGTGCGATGGTCATTGCGTCACCTCGCGCGCCACAAACTCAGCCGTACCGACAGCGAGCAGGGAATCGACGACGCTTTCGAGCTCATAGAGCAGCTTCATTGCCGCGTCCGTCTTAAACCCCTTGGCCGATGCTTCCTCGATCTTCGTGTGCAACTGACCCAGCTTGACTACCAATTCAGCGCTGCTCTTCATTTTTCGCCTCGATTCCACGCCAAGTGATGTTTTGATTTTCCAGCGTCCATCCGCTCTCTTTGTCGCGCCACATCCGCCCATCCCACCAGACAAACCAGTCGTACATCCAACCGGCGTCGAAAATCTGACTTTCATAGATGCCGACGCGAACGGGCTTACTCTCTGGCGGGAACCAATCAGTCTTTTTCACTTTCCGGCTCCACGTCATCCAACCTAAGCTCCTCCGCGTTCTCCGCCATGCGTTCGAGTGCTCGTTCAGCAAGGGCGCGGCGTTGCGCTTCCTGCAGGATTCGGCAGAAGCGATCTGGCGAGCAAAAGATCCCCGCCGATTGCATGATGTCCACCATCTCGCGGTGGCTCATACCGATGACAAGCTGAGTCGTTTCGGTTTGCGATTTCATGCCGCGAGTTCCTTGTCAGTGATGCTCATCGACTGTTGATAGATGCGACCGCGCCGGCCCTCGGGAATCGCCACGAGGCCGGCGGCAACGGCGAAGGGGTTCTGTTTCCCTCGTAGCGGATGATGGGCGTCCGGTTTGCAACCAAGCATCCACAGGGCAGCCGGCTTTCGCGTAGTGATGAGCCAGTCGGCCACGTAGACGAGCCTTCCTCGTCGATCATTGAGGACTTTGTAAACGACCGAGCCATGCAGGCCGGATAGTTCGGCTATCCGATCAGCTTTCAGTGGGCAGCCGGCATCGGTCATGATTTGTTCGACTTGATCCCAGTTGGTGTGGGGCCTAGGCGGCTTGTACCAGTGGGGGCGATTGAGTTCCAAGTGGAGCGCATGCCTGCTAATTGCGTCCCTTGACCTTCCGGGAATGTAGGACGCGATCAATTTCGGATCGACTCCGGCGGCCCACATTGTTCGAAGCGTCGCTTCTTCGGAAACTAGCCATGGTTTTGTGTACATCAAGCGGCCTCCTGATAGACATCACCGTTGTCAATGCGACGCTCGACTTCGCGAATCGCTCGACGAACAGCCGACCGCTCCGCTACTCGCATCTGCTCTTCGTGCAGTTCCAGACCGAAGCGAATCGTCTGGATGGCGCCGCCGTCGAATCCCCATTTGCCGGTTCGGTTAAATCGCTCCTTCGCGCGGACCAGGCCCTCAAGCGCCGCCTTCAGGTCGGGCTCGTATGCCTTCCCGAAGTCGTCTTCGCAAAGGACGAGGGCGATATTCAGCGCTTGAGCCAACGTGTGCCATGCGCTTTCGTCACCCCCGTGGATCATCAGGTCGAACGCGACGCGAAAGGCGATGCCTAGGTCGCGCTGCTTGTCGTCATCCAACGGCCGGACATCCATGCGAGTCTCTTGAGCCTTGACCATGCGCTCGAGCCAGCGAGCCGGCTGGTACTTCTTGCGGGGCTTTTGGGAGCGGGCCATCAGGCGGCCTCCAGTTCACGTTGATGCGTCGCATAGACGGCAACCGCAAGCGCGGACCAAGCGTGCGACGACACGCCGAAAAGCGGACCGGGTTGCTTCTTGGTACCAACCTGCGGCGTCTTCCCTCCGCCAGTGCGCGGAAACATGTCGATCAGGGCTTGACGAATATTTCCGTCCTTTGCCTTCGGCGATCCGCACAGATGCAACTTCACGTCCTTGCGGTACACGAGGCGGACAGATTCCGGCGATTGATGTGCCTCGACAAATCGCCCGATCCAAAGCACAGTCTCGAAGACTTCCCGACCGACAGGCATTCCGTAGCTGGAAACCATTTCGATCGCCATTGGGCCGCCAAGCCATCCATAAACGAGGCTCAAGATGACGTCGTTCTCGTCAATGCCGGAGTCGGACACCTTTCCATCCTGAAAAATGCACCAGCCGGATTTCTCTGTTCCCGGATCGATCGCGAGAATCGTCTTGTTTTGAGGAGTACTATCCGCCACGCCCGTACCTCGTTCCATTTCCATCGCTCCCTTACCTACGATTCCACAATTCGGTTAGCCCAGCCTCGATCTGCTTTGCCGCCGCATCGCCGAACGCTTCTCGGATCTGCTTGATGTAGGCCCGTCGCTCAGGCAAAGGCCACTCTGCAATTTCGGCAACGACCTCGGCCGCTTGCTCCGGTGTCATGCTGCCTTGCGGGCGCCGCGGTGGGATTCCCAGTCGAACGCCACCCAGATCCCGCCTTCGCGGAGACGGTCGAAACTGCGCTCTCCAAGGAATTCCTTCATGCCGGTCTTGCCGAGGTTCGTCAGCAGGATCGTCGGCATCAAATCGCGATACCGGCGGTTCAGAACGTCAAACAGGATGACTTGCTCGCCTTCCGTGCCGTACTGAACGCCGATCTCGTCGATCACCAGTAGGCTTACGGCCGAAAGTTCGTTGAGAACGGCGCTTTCCGTCATCTCGGAATCACGGCGCCATGTGTCGCGAACCATGCGGATCAGATCGAGCGCGTTGACGTAGAGCGCCGTCGACGACTTCATGACGGCCATTGCCGCGGCGAGCGCCAGGTGGCTTTTGCCTGTTCCCGGCTTGCCGGAAAAGATCACCGTCGTTCCGCGCTCGGCATGATCAGCGAACTGGTCGACGAATTCGGCTGCAATCTGCAGCGCGGTTTTCTTTGCATCCGTATCCGCGACGAAGTTATCGAAGGTCCGGTCGCGAAACCTCAGCGGGATTCCTGACGTGCTCAGACGCTGCTCGAGGCGGCGCTGGCGCTGAGCCTCTTCTTCAGCGATACGCCGCTTCTCCTCGGTCTCACGCCGCTCCGCATTGCAGGCAACGCAACCGGACCAGATCGTGCGCCGCGATCCGAACGGCAACGTCACGCCCGACTCTTCGTACGATCCATGCCGGTCGCATTCGCTCGTACGGGACACCTTCGCCTCAGAAACTTCCATCATCGTTCACCCCATCTCGATAATCGATCTTGTCAAAGCCGCTGTGGCGACTCTGCTTCCCTTTGCCCTTGCCAGCAGGAATGCGGGCGTTGATTGCAGCCGCGATCCAGGCGACAGGCTCAATCGGCGTTTCGCGCATGCAGTCCTGCACCACTGCCCACGCGCCATCGTCGCCAAGTTGCTTCACAGCACCGCCCAACATTGAGCGAATGTTCGATTCTTTGACGTTTGTGCCCGCATGGCTGACCAGCCAAGGCACGCCAATCCTGAAAATCGATTCCTGCGAACTCATCCCGCTCGGCGCTTCGGCGCCCGTACCGGTAGGTACGGTAGTTTTTAAAGACTCTCTCTGTCCCTCTCCCTCTCCCTCTCTCTTGGATGGCGTTTCCCCAACTTGTCCGGAGTCTGTCCCGGAGTTGTCCCTAGGGACAGGCAGTCGCTGTCCCGAGGGACAACCTTGGGACATCCACTCGTCGAAAGTAGGACGGGGGATCTTTGTCCCGTGCCGGTCGTTGTGTTTCTTGATGCGAGCGCATTCTGTTTTCCATCGTTGATCGAGCTTGGAATTCCACGCATCAAGAGCCTTCTCAGCGACAACAGGATGGTAGAGACGACCATCGGTGCACTTCACCCATCCGTGAAGGACATCGGCTCTCAGCTTCGTCCATTTGTGCGGGTCACACATGGCGAGGTCAGCCAGCACGTCATCGTCATCTTCGAGCGACGCAGCAGGCTTGTCGTGCCAGGACGCCGTCCAAAGGTTGATCATGTAAAAGGCGAGCGCCGGCGTGCGCTTTGCCACAAGCCATGCCTTCGAGCGGCGTAAGCGTGCTACTTCGAGCGGCATGAAGGGGAAATCCTTCAAGTCGCAGTCAGCTGGCGTCAGCGGTTCCGGCAGGTCGTTCAATTACAGCCTCTCAATAAGGAGACTGCCAACCCACGTGAGCAGAGCGCACATGCAGATGAGGGAGCAAAGGAAGATCAGCGCGCGGGTCATGCTGCTCTCCGCGGAACCGGCCGCATCATGGCCGTTTGATTCTGGATGCGCTCAAGGGCAGCCGATGCCTTGGTGAGCACGTCGGCAGCCGCCTGGATCGTCTCCGTGAGTTTCACCACGTCATCCTCGGGCGCCTTGCGATCCGGCCGGGCATGCATGGTCTCGTCGCATACGTAATAGAGCGGGTCGTAGCAGTTGCAGAAGCGCATGAGTTCGAGGACTTGGCTAAACCGGAAGTTCTCGTCGCCCTTCGGGTTCAGACACGCCTTCAACTTCGCGTAGGCGCTTTCGGGCTTCATGTCGGGCCACAGGTGCCCGGCGATCTCTTTGACCGACTTGCCGCTGCTGCTAACCATCAGCTGGAGGGCTTCAAACTCGTCTTCGTAGAACAATTTGGTTTGCATCCAGAAGCGCTGTTTAGCGCCCTCGTATGTTTTGGTTGAATCGGTCTGGCTCTTTTGGCCAGGTGCCGGCTAGCGCCCTTAAACCATTGATAGATAACGGCTCATCACTTCTTCCCTTAGCGTCCCGCCAAATTAGGGTCGGTTAGGGTTTCTGCTAACGACCAAAAAAAGGGAGGATGCGACCTCCGATAAAACGAAAACCAAAAACCGTTATGGACAACAACCTTCTAAACCCGGAGCTTCGCCTCCTTGCGCTTCCGATTCGTGCCTCCCGCAGGAGGCTGCACGTCGTCGGAAGCTTTCAATCGGTCTACAATGTCGGCACCGCTTTCAGCGATGGATCGAGCCGAGTCCCTGATGTAGGCCCAATCAACGTCGGGCCGAAGGTCCTCGACGCGGACAGCTCGTTTCGACGCCTTCTCGATTTCGATAGCCATCGACTCATTGCAGCGGCGCTGCTTGTAGGCGATCTGCCAGAGGTAGGCGACCGATGTGTCGACCAGATCGGCGAGCGACTGGCGCTCGTCCTTGGTCAGTTTCTTGAGGTAGGCGTGAAAGATATCCATGGCGTATACGATAGCATTTGCTTTCGCACAAAGCAAGCAGATGCTCGTCAAAAGATAGCTTTTGCGAACACAGCAAATGCTAGTTTTCGGGTGTAATGCGCAAATGGATATCGATGCTTATCGCCGGAAGAGGCTAAAAGAGCTCGTCGACAAAGAGGCGGGAGGAAATGTTGCGGCGTTCGCACGCATGCACAATCAAGATCCAGTACGGTTGCGGCAGATCCTCAACGCGAACTATCGGAGCGGAAAGGGCTTCCGAGAAGGCGTAGCGCGCAGGCTGGAGGCTGATCTGAAGCTGGCCCCGCTGTACTTCGACCTCGGCCTTGAGGAAGAATTACTTGGTAAGCATATTTCAGCACCCACTGAATTACCGAATATAGAGCAAAAGTCCGGCTTTATCACGACTTCGCCCGGTGACCATCGGCCTAGCATCAATGTCTCGCCAGAAACAGAAGCAAACGTTAGCGAGCCATTGAGCCTCAGGGCGGGGAGGGATATCGCTGTGGTCGGGGAAGTGCAGGGAGGGCCGGACGGTTTCATAAGCATCGACGACTATCCGCCGGGCCAGGGTCACGGGTGGCTCCACATTTATTCGCCCGATCCGACCGCATATGGATTAAGGGTCCGTGGGGATAGCATGCGCCCTAGAATCAAGAGCGGTGAATATATAGTTGTCGAGCCGGGCCTCGAAGCGCTGCCAGGCGACGACGTCGTGGTGAAGTTCACAGACGGGAGCGCCGTCGTCAAGGAGCTGCTATGGGTCCGAGACGATGAAATCTGTCTTGGGTCCATCAACAATGGCGTCCCGCCAATGACCCGACCGCTGAACATTGTGCTCAGCATTCATCGAGTCGGCGCGATCGTGCCGCGCGGATCTGGGATGTACCGAAGCGTCTAGATGTTAGGTCGCCCTGCGCCGTCCATTCTCGCCCCTGTGCCGTCCCCGAGTGGAGTTAAAAGCTTCCACGGAAACCTCGCGAACTGTTTCATGTCGATTTCGAACTGCACTCGATGGCGAACCATTTAGATCTTCCTCGAAAGGAGGCCGATGAACTTCTGGCTGTCCAGAAGTCAGCCCCAGAGGCAGCATGGATCGCCTTGTCAAGCGGCCGGATCGAGTCTTGGGCACTCGTCACCGGCGTCATCACGCCGGGAGGGTTGTATAAAAAGGCTCTGACGGTGGAACTAATATGCAAACGGAGCGTCAGGCCACTCAGGGAAAGCTTCAAATTTTCTCTCTTCCGGTTAGAGTTCGGGGCTCCGAAGCGGGCGTACCAGCTTGATACAAGCAACGTTCCGCTTTGCGATCCGGAAGACCATGACTGGCCACACGAACATATCGGAACGGATCGGATTTGCTTTGGATCCTCAGCGTTCCCGCAAACATTCGAAGAAGCACTTGAGCATTTTTGCAATGCGGTTAACATTCAGTTTGACGAGGTGATCGAGTCGCCTCTGGAATTCAAACTTCGGTAGACAATGAACTGCGCCCAACTTTTCACGACGATCGGGTTCAAGTGCCGCCCCCTGCAGCAGCCAGGCGGCGACGTCGTGCATTGCATCTCGACGCCTTTTGAGTACTTCGACGGGGATGGGATACACGTGTTCGCGGAAGAGGCGGGGAAGACGATCCGTTTTTTCGACGGCGGCGATACGATGTTCCACATCGCCGGCTCAGGAATTAAGTTCCGCGACAATCGCTCGCTGTCCCCGTTGCGTCGTCTAGCAAGGGAAGCGGGCGCGGAACTGTCGGACGATGGTGAGATTTCCGCGGTTGCAATGGCGTCCAACGCTCAAGACGCATTTCGCAACGTCGTAACCGCTATTCTGGAGATCGCGGGATGGGAAGCCGAAAATGCCGGCATGACGACGGACGCAACAACGCTGGCAAACGAAGTCGAGTTCTACCTCAGACAATGGAAGCCAAAGTTGGATCTGCTGCGCGATCAGCCCATGACAGGCATCTCCGGCCGTTCGCACGACTTCCACTTCTTGCTGGACGGTGAGTTGATAGACGTAGTGTCGTCAAAACCGCAGTCGACGGCTGCAGAGGTCAGAAAGCTTGCCGATGTGAGAGGGATTCCGTCCAACGCGGCTGCGGATATAAGGGTCATCATTGACGATCGAGAGGATTCGAAGCGCGCCCAGCAGGAGGCACTCATTCTGAGCCGTTTCGCCGATGTCTGGATGCTATCGAGTCTTCAGGGCCAAGTAGCGCCGCCGTCTTCCATCATGAGCTGAGCCGAGACCCCGCGTGACGCCGCCCCGCCCCGAGCGGGGTTTTCTATTTCTGGCGCTGCGCAAATCCTTCGCGCCATAGCGTGGCACCAACAGACGTCAACATCGTCAAGTCGTCGCCCTCGAACTCCTCCCACCTCTCTGCGAGCCAGCCGGCAAAACCAGCGCATGCCTCATCCAACGGAACGTCCGCGCGGCCCTCAGTATTAAGGCGCTCGAAGATAGTCAGCACATCAGCTGGCGACATGGTCGTCTCCTGTTCACCGACTCAGTCTAGGTGATGCACGACGTTTGCGTTGCCACAACACAGCGATAAAAAAATTTCGCATATGAGCGATAGCTTTTGCTTGCGTTATACGCGAGCGTTTGCTATCGTTCATTTACACCGAAACACCGCGCCAAACGGCGCAACCCGCAAGGGACGCAGCACCCGCCCCGGCAGAGCTGGACCGCGGTTTGATCTTTAACCCTGATAGAAGAGATACCCGCAAGGGAGCGCTCAACGCCCTACCGCTGAAAAGATCGGGGCCTATCTCTCAAGTGCCTGGCTCCCAGATGGCGCTATAGAACACTTGAGGGATTGAGTAGGAAACCACGCGGCAGCTGGAGCCGGCTAGGCCGGGAGTAGCTAGCGCCGCGCGTGTAGCAGTTTTTCGTGAATGGCGCTGTGCGGGGCTCGTCGGGCCCTTGCGACGTGCGCTGGCAGGTGGAAACCCTTTGAGGTGAACCCGTAGCAGACCGGAAACACAGGCCGGCCCATAGCGCCATTCACGAAACGCTGCAACCAAACGATATCAACCGCGTCGCCTTGTCCGACGCCCTTCGCACTACTAAGAGGCCAACGTGGTCATTCTAGCTTTGATCGGCTGCGTAGCCGAGGCGGTAATCGGGCTCATCATCATGATCCGTTTGAGGGGGGTAAGAATGGCGTTCTATCAGGACTTCGGCGCGCGTACCTGTGCGCGCGTATCGACTTATATCCTGCGCTTCGCGGCGCATTACGACGAATACCGCAATTCGCGTCTTGTGCGAAGCGTGGATATCAGTCGTGACGTGGTTTGGTGCTGAGGAGGAAATATGGGCTTTGAGAAGAATGCTCTGGATTACTGGGTCGAGATCACGCAGGGATGGCTGACCGAACAGCAGCGAAAGCAGAACGAGGTCGACGAGACCGCGTATGAGCGCTTCCTGGCGAAGCTGTTTGAACCGATCGAGGGCCTGAAATGAACTTGAACATGACCTATTTCTACGCCGGCCTTGGCGCTTGGATCACGCTGGTATTGATGGCCGTGGCGTTCATCCAAGGCGCCGCCCGGCGGTAGAGCGGTTTTAACAACGAGGAAAACATGAGCGAATTTCTTATCAACGGCGTCGAAGAGCGGGTCAAGGACGTTATCAGCGACCAGTTAGGCATCAATCTGTCGGACCTCAAGGGCGATATGCACATCGTCAAAGACCTTGGCGCCGATTCGCTCGACTTCCTTGAATTGATCATGAATGCGGAAGACGAGTTCGGCATCGAGCTGGACGATAACGAGGCCGCCGAGAAGGTCCAGACGGTGCAAGACCTGATCAACCTCGTTGCGCTGAAGGTTTAAATCCCCCCTGCCAGCACGGCTCACCGAAGTGCCTTCCGGGTGCGATGCCCGGACCATGATGGCAAGGTAGCGTGGAGCTAAAACGGGTGAAGGCAGTATAAGTAAGCCGTTGATCTGAGAAGCGCTTGAAAACTGGCAGACATGACAGGCTGCCGGTCCTTGCCATGATGGCGAGTCACTATTTAACGAATTGAGGACTGCTATGAGTAAGTCCAACAACAACAAAGCGATTTGGAACGCATACGACCGCTGGCTAGACCGCGACCTAGACGAAGCGATGGGAGATAGTGAGCCGCCGCTGACTGAGGCCGAGCGAGCAGCGTCTTGGGACGATGACCGATATGAAAAGCTCGACGCGGACACGATGCCGCGAGTGCAACGGGGGAATGTATGACGACGGTAGATGCGGCGGAGCGGGAACAGCGCCGGAAAGACTTTGACTTCGCCTGTTCAGTGATGCCAGACGAGGCCGGTTGGGGAGATCCCGTGACGGTCGACATGGCGCTGCACATTGCTCGCGCCGCTATGGCGTCGGTGGGCGGCAATGGTGAGGCGGTGGCGGAGGTCGTCAATAAGTATGGCGACCCTGATGCATTCGCAGAGCGCGACCTTGTGATTCAAGAGGAAGTGCTTAAGAAGCTTCCCATTGGGACAAAGCTATACGCCAGACCGAAAGCCATCGGCAAGAGTGAGGCGGTGGCGAGTGAAATTCGCATGGTCAACATGGGCGACCTAGTGGAGTTTCACCACCCTCAATACGGCGGGGGGTTCTTCGCGACAGAGGATTGTTTCACTGCCCCGCAAGCCGAATGCGCACCGCGTGCGATCCCTATCGTGTGCGACGGAAAGGAGCAGAACGAGTTTGAAGCGTGGGCGCAAGAGGCGAATTACGACATGTCGCAGCACCCGCTGCACTGGCTGTTCCTGAATGAAAGGACGCACGCCGCGCGTCAAGGCTGGAAAGCAGCGCTTCGGTACGTGGAGCGCGCCATCGAACAGGCACGGAGCGGGAAATGAGTGAGCAAGACTTCAAGAATTTCCATCGGCTTCTGTGCGAGCGGTTTGGCTACGTGCACGACGAGAACGATTGGAAGCGCGATCAGTTGTCGCTAATCGAGCACATCGCCGCCCACGGTGAGCAAGCCGAGTGCGCCCGGCGTGATGCTATCCGCCAACTGGTAGCGCGTCATGCCGAAGAGTTGGAAAAGAACGACTACGCATATTTCGAACTGGCATACACGCGGCGAACCGGCTGGATGGCGTGGATTTGCTCTAACCATCGTGACGACGACCGGAATCGCAAGGTGTTGGCACGCGGGCAAGGAGATACCCCTGAAGCAGCGTGCACAGCCGCCAACGAACAGGCAGTGAAGGAGCCGAAATGACCGCATGGGAAATCGTCGATGACCGCGCCGGTGTGATCGTCAACATCAGCGCCGCCGGCCGCCGGAAGTTGGAGCAAGAGAGCCGCATCGACCGCGTCATCAGCGTGCATACGGCAGTTCTGATCGGCGCTTCATTGGGGCTCGTCGGGACGTTCGGCGCACTGGTTATCAAGCAAATTCTGGGAATCTGAAATGTCCATCCTACAAATGGTTGACCTTCGCCTGGTGACGACAACCGTTCGTCTTACTCAAGCGGAGCGCATGGAAGCGCAGATGCGTCATCTGGCTGCGATGAATGACGCCCAGTTGGCCGAGAAAAGAGAGCGCAACGCACGGCTCGGCCTCAAGCCGATGGCGATCGGAACGGCGCATATAGCACCACATATCGCACGGCACTTTGCGTACGTGAACGTGGCTTAAGCCAAGGGGTAGGGGATGGCAACGATAACGATCAAGGGCGCGATATTCGCCCTGCAACACCGGTGGGAGAGGGCGCCTAGCTACACCTTCTACAGCTTCGACGCCTCCGATGAACACACGGTCAAGGTCTGCGATCACGAATTCACGGTCGAGATTCCGGACGACTTCGACCTTCGCCCCGGCCTGGTGGCGAATCTCGAGCGGGAGAAGGAAAAGCTCCGTGCAGCGTTCACCGCTCGGGTCACGGAAATAAACGGACAGATTCAGTCGCTTTTGGCGATTGAGAACAAACCTTCGGAGGTTGTGTGAGCACAGCACTTTCCGTGCGCCAAGAATTCGGCGCGCATCAGACGACGACGGCGCTCGTCGAAACCGCTTCGACCGCAGTTGCCGCACAAGCGAAAGCGATGGTCGAAGCCCGCTACATCATGGCAATGCAACGTCCGCGGAATTGGGATCAGGTCCGTCAGGACATCATCCGCGAGTGTCGGCGCCCGTCGTTCGCGCACAACAAAAGCGCGTACTACCGCAAGCCGATCGGGCAGGGCGTCGAGGGCCTCGGAATTCGGTTCGTCGAGGTGGCGCTCCGCTGCATGACCAACGTGCTGATCGAGACATCCATGATCTTCGAGGATGACGCCAAGGAGGTGCACCGCGTCGCCGTGACGGATCTGGAATCGAACGTGACCTATCCGCTCGACGTGCGCGTGTCCAAGACCGTCGAGCGCTCCAAGCCGATGGATGACGGTTCGTACATTTCAGTCCGCAAGAACAGCTACGGAAAGATGACGTACACGGTCACGGCCAACGATGACGACTTGCTGAACAAGCGGGCCGCTCTGATCTCGAAGGCGATTCGTACGCTGGGCCTGCGCATCGTACCCGGCGATCTGCAGGACGAGGCAGAAGACATCATCAAGTCGGTCCGCATGGACGAAGCGGCACGCGATCCGGCCGCCGAGCGCAAGAAGATCGCCGACGCGTTTGGCGAGATTGGGGTGAAGGCGGAGGATCTGACGCGCTACCTCGGCCACTCGCTCGACGCATGCTCACCTACTGAGCTCGTCGATCTGCGGGGCATCTACGGAGCGATCAAGGATGGTGAAGCCACCTGGAAATCGGTCATGGAGAACAAGGCAGAGCAGACCGCTGGCGCTGAGCCGGAGAGCGGAAAGCAGATTCCTGCTTGTTCCGACGAGCAATTCCAGGCCAAGACACCGGAATGGCGAAAGCTGATCGTCGAGAAGAAAAAGACGGTGGACGATCTGGTCAAGATGATCGAGACGAAGACGCGCCTTTCCGAAGACCAGAAGATGACCATCGATGCCTGGAGCCACGAGAATGACTGACCGCACTATTCACAACCTCGTCCAAGGCACGGACGAATGGGCGAACTTCCGCCTGCATCACTTTGGCGCCAGCGAGGCCGCAGCGATGCTCGGCCTGTCGTCCAAGGTTAAGCGCACCGAGCTGCTTCATATGAAGCATACCGGTACCGCGAAGGAATTTAGCGATTGGGTCCAAAAGAACATCCTCGACTACGGGCACGAAGTCGAAGCATTGGCCCGTCCGATCATCGAAGATCTGATCGGCGAAGATCTGTATCCGGTGACCTGTTCGGATGGCGATCTGTCGGCGTCCTGTGACGGCTTGACGATGTCGGAGGAACTGGCGTTTGAGCACAAGCAACACAACGCCGCGCTCGCCGAATCGGTGCGCAACAAGATTCTCCCGGAGGAGCACCAGCCGCAGTGCCAGCAGGTCATGATGGTGACGGGCGCAAAGAAAGTGATCTTCACCGTGTCGGATGGCACGCGGGAGAACATGGAATACATGGAGGTCTTTCCGGATCCGGCATGGCACGAACGGATTCGTGCCGGGTGGGCACAGTTCAAGAAGGATCTCGCCGCCTATGTACCGGAAGCCGTCGAAGTCAAGCCGATCGGCCGCACGCCCGAAACGCTGCCCGCGCTCCGAGTCGAGGTGACCGGCAAAGTCACGGCGAGCAACTTGATCGAATTCAGGGACCACGCCCTCGCCGTGTTCGCAGGCATCAACCGGGAGTTGGTCACCGATCAACACTTCGCCGACGCGGAAAAGACGGTCAAATGGTGCGGCGAGGTTGAATCGCGCCTTGAAGCGGCGAAAGAGCATGCGCTGAGCCAGACGCAAAGCATCGATGAGTTGTTCAAGACCATCGACGCAATCAGTAGCGAGGCGCGAGCCGTTCGTCTCGAGCTCGACAAGCTGGTCAGCCGCCGGAAAGTCGAAATCAAGGAAGGCATCATCCTGAAGGCAAAGGCGATGTATGAGCAGCACATCGCCGGCCTGAAGGAAGAGACCGGCGGTCCTTGGATCGTGCTGACGGCACCGGACTTCGCGGGTGCGGCGAAGGGAAAACGCACCGTGGCTAGCATCCAGGACGCGGCGAACACGGTTCTCGCAAACGCCAAGATTGAGGCTGACGCGTCCGCAAAGCGAATCCGGACGAGTCTTGCTTGTATCAAGGATGAGTCGGTCGGCTATGAGTTCCTGTTTGCCGACAAGCTGGCTCTGGTTGGAAAGCCGATTGAAGACCTTCAGTTGGTAATCCGGACGCGGATTTCGGATCACAAGGCTGCAGAGGAAAAACGGATCGAAGCAGAGCGCGAACGGATCCGCAAGGAAGAGCAGGAGAAAGCTGAAGCCAAGATACCGGCGCCGGTGACTACATCGCCCGCGCCGATTTCGGCGAAGCAAGAGCAATTCGCCCCGTGGACCGCCCCTGCTCGGATCACTTCCGATGCCGCGCCCACACTGCGCCTCGGACAGATCAATGAGCGCCTGGCGCCCATTTCCTTGACCGCCGATGGCTTGGCAAGTCTCGGCTTTGTGCATGCCGCCACGGGCAAGGCAGCAAAGCTCTATCACGAAGAAATCTTCCCGCAGATTTGCGCTGCTCTGATTCGGCATATCGAAGCGGTTTCAGGCGAGCAAGCGATGCTCCGCCAGCAAGCCGCCTAACCCTTCAAGCGCCCCCACCAGCCAATAGGAATTGGCGAAATCGCGTGTTCTCCGACGTGCTGGATGGTGGGCGCCCCAAACAGTGGAGAGCGCGCCGGCGCTTATATCCGGCACTTATTCGGAGAACAGCATGACCTGTGATCAAAAACGATTCGAACGCGACGTCGCCAACCACAAGATGACCGTTGTCCGTGACGACGGTGTCGATCGGCACATCAAGTTCCGCGCAGCGGACGGCGACAGCAGCTACTGGTTCGAGATTTTGACGTGGCCCGGTGCGCTCTGCATTCGTGGCGACTGCGGGACGTATGTGTTTTCGCGCCTGACCGATATGTTTCAGTTCTTCCGGACTGATCGCGGCAATGACCCGAAGAAGCTGTACGTCAACGAGGGATATTGGGCTGAAAAGCTCCAGGCTGTCAGCTGCGACGGATACGGCAAGGGTGCAGCTGAGCGGTTCTCTGCATCGCAATTCAAGGCTCGGGTGAAGGACCGGGTTGATAGCTGTCTCGAGGGCTACGAGACGACAGCAGAGCAGCGCGCTGATCTCTGGCAGGAGATCAATGACGAGATCTTCGATTACGTCGAAGACGGACACGGCGGCGAAGCGTTCAGACACATGCATGATTTCGAGTCGAAGGACTTCCCGCGCCTGTTCGAAGACTGCTGGGAATGGAACTGCAACGAGTACACATTCCACTTCCTCTGGAACCTGTACGCGATCGCATGGGCCATCCGCCAGTACGACGCTGCGCGCGTTCCGACCGAACAACCCGCGTGACCAGCTCCGACATCGTGCTTGCTGTAATCGCAGCGGTGTTTGCTTTGTCTTTGGTGATTCACTGAATAACGAGAATTTCATGAACGGACGGATCTACAAAAAGCAGGCAAAGCGCGCGATTGAACTGTTGCGATCGCATGGCACCTCGGGCTGGACTGAAGCCGATCTTGACGACGATGTACGCACCTGCCCGCGCAAGGAGCATCCGAACAACGTCGACATCAAGGGCTCGCCCGTCTTCGGTTACATGAGCGGGTATTACGAGCCCGAGTGGACTGAGGAATGCCCCCGGTCAATCTGGATCGATGTCCACTACTGGGCGTTCATCGTTCCCGAGAACTTTGGCGGCGATCCGGACGAGGTCGAACCGATGACTCGCGACCAGCGCTGGCAGCGCATGAGCACGAAGGCGATCGCACCCGGATGGCGCTGGCGCGGCAAACGCGCCGTGAAGGCAACCGCCGACTAATGGCGCACAGCACCGGACACGATAGAGAGAAATCATGAGCGAACGACCGATCCTCTTCAGCGGCCCGATGGTGCGCGCGCTGCTAGACGGCAGTAAGACACAGACGAGGCGCGTGATTGCGCAACAACCCTCAGATGGCTGGGCGTTCGAAGTCCCGCCTTTCTTCGGGCGGATCTCCTCGCCCCACCCGAAGAAAGGCCGATTTGGCGTTTTCGTGCGTCGGGGCATCGGCACCGACTTCCCGGAGATAGACCTGATCCCCTGCCCCTACGGCATGCCCGGAGATAGCCTTTGGGTCCGCGAGACGTGGAACCACGCTCCCGCCGCTATCGGCGCCACGCGTGACGAGGATGGCCCATTCGCCTATGCCGCCGGCTATGCGACCGAGTCGACCATCGATGGAAAGTGGAGGCCGTCCATCCACATGCCGCGCTATGCGTCGCGCATCACGCTTGAAGTGACCAGCGTGCGCGTCGAGCGCCTGCACGACATAACAGATGCTGACGCACTTGCCGAAGGCGTGGATCGCACGAACACGAGCATCCCGGGCTACGCACGCGAGCGCTTCGTCCGCCTGTGGACGTCGATCAACGGCAACGAATCGTGGGCGTCCGACCCGTGGGTATGGGTCGTTGAATTCAAGAAGCTTTGATGGCGCACAGCGCCGGACACGATAGAGAGATGAACATGAGCGAATTGACGATTGGCGAAATGTGCGACCGACAGTACGACTGGGTTGAGCGCATGGGCTGGCATAACAAGACCGTGCTCGAAGCACTCGCGTTGATCGCGTCCGAGGTCGGCGAGGCCGTCAACGAGTGCCGAGGCGATAAGCCGACCGACGCGTTCGGCGAGGAACTCGCAGACATCATCCTGCGCGTGGCCGATCTCGCCAAGTGGCAAGAGATCGATCTTGAATCGGAGATCGTTCGCAAGATGGCGATCAACGAGCATCGCGGCACTCGCGGGCGTCGGATCTAGACGCATGACCCCCGCCAAGACCGCCGCTCTCACGCACCTACCCCATGCCTAAACATAACGGAGAGTTCTACCCGCACTCGCACTGCACGGTCGCAAGCGGAGATTGTTTCACCAGCAGCCGTTGCCTCGGGTCTTGCACGGCTAAACAAAAACGCAGTCTAGAGCAGCGAATCGAAGACCTTGAAAGCCGCGTGCGTCAGCTTGAAAAGGCGATCCTGCTCTCATGCGCCTACGAAAGGAATGAAAAATGAAAAAGTCTGTGTTGTTGGTTGCTCTGCTGGCATCCCTGTCTGGTTGCAATGATGCGGATGTGGCGTCACGGAACCTGTCGAAGGCCGCCGACAACTTCGAGATCAATCGACGAGTCGTGTTCTACAACGGCATCACCGGCGACTACATGTTGAGCATCGAAGGCCTGTGCTCGCTCGGCAACGCCGACAAAAGCCGGGAAGTGTCGATCACCTGCAAGACGGGGCCGTCCAGTTTCAAAAAGCACTTCCTGGGCCTCTCCGACAACGTGACGTACTTCGTCGAGCAACTTGAAGGGGCCAATGTCAGTGCCTACCACTACAGGGTGATCTTCAAGCCGTCGGTGATCGTTCCTGACATCACCATCAAATAACGGGACCAGACACCATGACCAATACCAATGACCGCGCAGACGTAGCAGCGGAGCGTGAGCAGTTCATTGCGGCGCTCATGAACGAGCTTTCTATCATTGAGAACACCGACATTGCGAAGCGAGTCGCAGAGCAGGCGATCACCAACAACGATATGTCGTGGCGCATGTGGCAAGCCCGCGCCGCTATATCGTCTGCCGTGCCGGATGGCGGCAAGGGTGAGGCGGTGTATCAGTATCGGCTCGCGAGCGGTGATTGGCGGGACCAATCGGAGGTCAGCTATCGCAACAACCTGACGAACTGCCCGGACAAAGTGCGCATCGTCTACACCGCCCCGCAAGCCGAGTGCGCCCCGCGTGCGAAGCCGTTCGTGATGGACTTGCACGATGTGGTCGAGATGTGGAATTCGACAACGGCCGATTCGTTCGAAGGCCAATTGATCGAATTGGCTGCAAAGGCGATCAACTTCTATAAGGACACACTGCCCGGTAGTGCCATCGAACAGGCAGTGAACAAGGGGGCGGCGTAATGCACCAACATCCAAACGACAAGACGCCAAACGATGCGGAATGCGAGGCGGCGTTAGATGCACTCGGAAATGATCGCGGGCAAGGGCTCGACCCGTTTTGGAAATGGGCTTTCCGCGAGGGATGGCAAGCCGCCCGCCGCACCACTCGCGATGCGCAAGCCGAATGCGCCCACAAGTTCGTCCCGTATTACGAAGGCGTGCAACTGTGCGAGAAGTGCAAGACGACGCAAGCCGAGTGCGGCAAGAGCAGCGGGGAGGCGGTGGCGCACATCCAGTACAGCGACGAACTTACGCCGCGCACGCCGGGCGAGAAAGCAGCGTACCTCGAAGGCATCGAGGAAGGAAAGATGCGCGCCAAGCGTGACGCAAAGGAGACACAGCGATGAGCACAGAACTGAAGCCGGTAGCGCTGACAGAAGAAGAAAAGACGGAAATCCTTGATTGGGTTAGCGCGTGCCAGTCCGCGTATCACATCGATAGCACGCCGGGCCATCGGTTCGGCGGATTGGGAAGCAACCTAGACGAGAACCGCGCCGGTCTTATCGAATTCGTCGAATCGATTGTCGAGAGTCGTGCGCCCGCCGCCGCCCCCCAGCACAGCGCCGACATAGATGCGATGCGGCTGGATGCGGAGCGGTATCTGAAATGGGTCAGCTACAGCGGATACACGAAGCAACAGGCCGACGCGACCCTTGACGCAATCCAGATCAACGAGCACGCCGCTATTGACGCGGCATTGCAGGCTAAGGGGGTGGCGGAATGACGGTCTACGTCGACGACATGAACGCCGCGTACGGCCGCATGAAGATGTGTCACATGCTGGCCGACACCGACGAGGAATTGCACGCGATGGCCGACAAGATCGGTGTCGCGCGCAAGTGGCACCAGGCGCCGCCGAAGCACTCGAGCCACTACGACATCGCGCTGACCAAGAAAGCTCTCGCGATTGCCGCCGGCGCCGTCGAAATCACATGGCGACAGGCCGGCGCGATGAGCACGCGGCGCAAGATCACTGGCGAGCTCGGGAACCCATGGACGGCGAGCGCATGGGTCGCCGCATATAAAGTCAAACGCCGGCTAGAACTCGTGGACTTGCTGGCTAACAAGGAAGGTGCGTAGATGGGTGCTCTATTCGTGATCAAGCCGAGGAAGATTGGCGAGCGTCCGCCGCGGATGCGGATCCGGTACGGTTTCAATGCCCATTTTCAAACTCTCGAGCACGACGGGCCTAACCTCCGGCCCTGCAACGCGCTGTCCATCAACCTGAAAGACCGTGACGACAGTGTCGCCGTCGACCAGCGCGTCTACGACTGCAGCTACAGGCGCCTCATGCGGTGCGACTTCAAACTGCTCCCCTCTCACGGAAACCTGACCCCAAAGCACGTGTGTGATCGTTCGCGAATGGGCGTCAAGCCTAACTGCGGTAATTGCGTGCACAGCCATGTTTTCTCCCTGGTTGGGGAAATCCTAGCATGAGCGCAATCATCAGCCCCTGTGGTCAATACCGATACTCGCTGTCTCGGCCAGGCTGCCTGATGACTGCCGGCGAGCCGCACGCCATGTTCTTGATGCTGAACCCCAGCACAGCCGATGCGACGCTCGACGACCCGACGATACGCCGTTGCCGATCGTTTGCCGCCGCGTGGGGTATGGACGGAATCACGGTCGCGAACCTCTATGCCCTACGCTCAACAGACCCCGCGGGGCTTTGGCTGCACGCCGACCCTATCGGCCCGGAGAATGACGACCACTTGTATGAGCTCGCGGTAACGCATGGGCGCGTCGTCTGTGCCTGGGGCGCGAATGCGCGCGCCGATCGCGTCGCAGCCGTTGTCCACCTGTTGCGCCACGCAGGCGCGCAATTGACTTGCCTTGGCACGACGAAAAGCGGCGCGCCGCGGCACCCGCTGTATGTGCGCGGCGATCAGCCGCTCATGGAATTCAAAGCAGCATCTACGGATAAGGAAGGTGCGTAATGCTACTCACGGATACCGACGAGGTCGTCAATGTCGCGCACCACAAATGCGCGCGCCTCCGCGAAGGCCTCGTCCACGTCCGTTTCTCGAAGGCGAATGGGCTTCAATTCACCAAGGTAGTCCTCTCCTCGATGCACTTTGGCGACATAGCCCAGGCTGCCATCATCGGGATCGCGCGTTATCTGAAGCGACACTCGATAAGTATGCCGCTCACCCTTGTCGCGCTTGTACTCAAATTCCATGACGGGCTCCTTGTTTTTGTATGAGGAATCCTAGCATGACGCAACACATAACCGAATTCGTGGTCGTGACGGCGCGAGCGCACCCGGTTGAGCCCTAGCTAATCCCTCGGCGCGCTTCAATATCACCGATGCGAACTCGCGCCTCCTGTTCGCCAGCATCGAGGGCGGTCTTGACGGAGGAGAAGTAGTGGTTTTTGGGCGCGATTTCTTCCGACGTCTCGGCGAGAACGTTGTCCGGCAGGAAATTGCCGTCTATTCGTCTGATCGAGAAGCTGACGGTATAGCCAGTGACTACGTCGGGACTCACGAGGCACTTAAGCTCCGCGCGGATCGCTACGACGTAATCGCCAATGGTGAGGTCGCGGTGCATGAGCGCCAGGTATTGATGGTCGTGAAATCGATCTTTACCCCCGCCTGACACGGAAGTCAGTTCAGTAAGAGACGTTCGCGCGCATTCCATTGGCCCCGCCGGAATTTATCTACTTAATACCCAATCCACGCCATCAGATCTGGAATCGTCATATCACTGAAGTGCTCCGACAGTAGCCCATAAAAGGCTTTGTCGTACGCGGCGCCGTGCACTTTATCGGTGGGATCGCAGTAACCATATTTCGCCGTAACTATCGCATCGGCCATTTCACTCGCCGAATCGAAGAGGGCTCTAGCTTCGAATTTGTCCATGCCGCTGTATCGGCGGCGCGAACCTAAACTTTAGGGGCGCAACGGGAAAAATTTAATCCGAAATGAAAACAGGATTTTTTATGAGTATCCGCACATTGGTAGAGATCAATCACGATCAACTGCACGCTCTGAAGTGGGATGTCGAGTTCTGGGAGAACTTGGTCGCCCAGCTCGGCGGAACCCATTATTCCAGCCGGCTTATCGAAGCCAACGGGCGACCGATCGACATAGGCCACGGCGTGCGGATCATTATGCAGCGGCACCACTCGACCGAATGCTCGGTGAAAAGCGAATACGAGGAGGTGAAACTGTGAGCATCGCATTCAAGGCAATGCAGTTCGCACGGGAGGCGCATAAGAATCAGGTCCGAAAATATACCGGCAATCCGTACGTCGACCATCTGGCAGAGGTCGCCGGGATCGTGGCGGCACTTGGATGGCCCCACGAAGAGACCCACCCAAGCACGATGGTAGCCGTCGCCTGGTTGCACGACTGCATCGAAGATCAGGGTGTTTCGTCGGCGCACTTGCGGAGCGAGTTTGGCGAGATCGTCGCTGCTGGCGTCGTGATGCTTTCCGATCTGGAATTTGGAAACCGTGCCGAGCGCAAGGCCGCCTCTCGGGCCCGGCTCGCAGCGGCGCCGGCATGGGTGCAGACGATCAAATGCGCCGACCTGATCAGCAACACGTCGAGCATCGTGAAACACGATCCGAAGTTCGCCGTGACGTACCTCGAGGAAAAGCGTCTGCTTCTGGACGTGCTGACGAGGGCTGATCCGAGGCTCGTGGAAATTGCGAGCGCTCAGGCGGGAGTGCAGTCGTGAGCACCAGCTACGTTGTTTTCTGCCAAGCGTACGAGGAACCAGTTTGGGGTGAGCAAGTGATCGACTGGATCCACACAGGGATTGTCAGGGTTTATCGGAACCGGCTGCGAAAGGCGGTGTTCGAGTGGGTCGGGTGTCCGCACGTGGAATTCAACCTTGCCGAAGTTCGTCGGACATACCCGATTTGCAAGTTTGCAGACGTCGGCCAGGATCGTCCCAGCGTGGCGCACCGGGCGAAGATTCCGTTTCCGGACAGACGCCACGCATGACCGCAGCACTTGAACGAATATTGCGGGTGACCGCGAGGGAGTTCGACATGGAGCGACGAGAGGTTATCGATCTGTTCGGCGAGACGGTCGTGATAGAAGTTAGCGAGGCGAAGGGTGTGCGCAAGCCGACAAGGCCGAACGGGTATGCGGCGCCGCCCGGAACTGGCCCCGCGGGCGAGACATGCAAGAGTTGCGAGCATGCCGTCAGGGTGAGTGGCAATACTGCAGGCACGTATCGGAAGTGTGCGCTCATGAGATCAGTTTGGACGGGGGGTCCAGGCAGCGACATATTGTTTCGGTCGCCAGCATGCAGACATTGGGAGAAGGAGAGATGAGCATCGCCGCGGGAAAGCGCGTAAGCGCGAAAGAGGCCGCCGCAATCCTTGGCGTACCGTACGCAAACATCAGCCGCATCGACCGGACGTGCTCGATAATTCAGCGCTTCAGGCTCGGTCACAAAACTTACGTCTACGATCTTGACTCGCTTTATAGGTTCCTCGCATCATGCCAATCGAAACCATTACCAAAAATGGCCGCAGGCGCTACAGGTGGACGTTCGAGCGTGTCATCGAAGGCAAGCGTGTCCGAAAAACCAAGGTCATCCCTGCGGGACTTTCTGCGGCAGAAGCGGATAAGCTTGGCCGCCAGTGGGACGCAGAAGTCTACGCCGTAGAGACCGGCATCAAAAAGCCGGTCGTCACAATCGGCGAATGCGTCAGGCTTCACTTTCAGGACGAAGGGTCCGGCTGGAAGGATTTCACCACTCGGTCTCAGGTAATGGAAAAATACGCGGCCGAGTATGAGGATCAAGACGCACTAGATTTGTACGAGTGGTCAGTCCGATTCACGGGATATATGCGGGCAAGTGTTGATCGAAGCGGCAACCCCAAAAAGCCCATGAATGACAAGACGATCAGCAACACGCTTGGCTACATCCGCGCCGCGATCAAATATGCTCACAAGAAAGGAAAGGTCGCCCACGACGAGACCGGCAAGTTGGTAATTCCGAAATTCAGCAACGAGCGTCACATTTATAAGGGACGGCGCGAAATGTTGCAGATCGCCAGGGCATGCACGCATCGCGAAACTAGGGCGGCAATCCGCGTTGCCTTCTATTCCGGCATGCGCCTTAGCGAGATTTTAAGGGCAGCCGTGACGCGAGAAGGTTACTCGCTCAGCACGACAAAAAACGGGCGCCCCCGGCTTGTGCCAATTCACCCAAGGATTGCGGTCATCGCGCGGCGCATCAGGTTCACGATCAGGCCAAGCAAACTGAAGGACGAGTGGAACAAGGCGCGAGCCAAGGCCGGTTATCCCGATCTAAGGTTTCATGATCTGCGGCACAGCGCAGCGTCGGAAATGATTAACGCCGGCATCGATCTGTACACTGTGGGAGGCGTCCTCGGGCACAAAACGCCAGCGTCGACCAAGCGTTACGCCCATCTGGTTACGGATCGTTTGGCAGAGGCGGTCAGTAAGATCGGAAAGGGGAAATAG